TTATTTTGGCTTATTAGGGTCTATCCCCGTTACCCCTTTTCTTAAACCTGTAAATATCTTTGTAGGCCGATCGAATGGTGTATCTGATACCTTCTCACTATGCCCAAACGTCTTCCGATTTGTTTCGCCATATAGAATCTTATGAGTGACGTCTCCATCAATATTACTAAGATACATCGCCCATCTGACGAGTGGCATTCCTATTAAATCCCAACTTTTTTTAGTCTCACGCCCATTTTTATCAAATGTATTACCATTTGAACCAGTATTATACGTAGAACCAAACCATAGACGTTGAATAACAAGAAGGGTTATAAATATCTCGGGACGTATAAACCATAATAGTATATTAAATCCGGATAATATAACGATAATATTAATTATAATAATAGCCATTATATTTTTGTAAGAATCGTGTTTGACATCTATTGGTTTAAAATTCTCTAAGGTCTTTTTAATCTTATCTAAATCTGTTAGTAGTGATGGTATTTTTGATTTATTGTTAGAGTCAGTTGGAGTTAATTTACTTATACATTCTCTAAGACTTTTAAGCTTACCCTTGCAATTATCAGATTTCTTACTAAATACTCTTAATATAGACATACATATCACATACGCAAATAATAAAGCTAATATTATAAATGTCATTGGTACACCAATTTGGGCAATATAACAATTCTTTTCAAATGGGTTTTCAGAAGATGGATTATCTGGACAATCGAGATGAGTTAATATTATTATAAGCAGTATATAATATATGATTAAACCAATTATAGAAACTAGAAGCCAAATTGGTTTTTTAAACATAATTGATACAACGGTTGTAAAAAGTAAAACCAGCGCCCACGCCCCATACTTAATATTGTGTGGTTCATTTAATGTAAATGTTAATCCATATATTTGGACAGCATATAATCCTATTATTAAACTCGTAATACAAAATGCTACTATCGGACCACCATAGTAGCCCCCCGATGTGCTAAAAATATTAAATAAATTAGTAATAATTGTCTCCGCACTATTCGTATTACCAAATAAATTATATAGAATTTTACCTAATATTATAATACCAGTAAATAAACAACAAATCGTTAAAAATAATTTAGTCCAGCGTGGCGAGGATATATAACCACTATTATTTGAAATATATTTCCACGTAAAAAGAGCAAAGACAGAACTTCCCCAAGTATTATTTATCTTATATACCATCTTAATATATATTATATATTTATATATTAAGATTACTTTTGCAATTTAAGAATCAGTATTACAAAAATCATTTATTATATTAGTTAACGATGTTTTATCCGATTCCGAATGGCAATTATATGAAAAAGAACAAAATGAATTTGTAGTTTTAACTTTAATGTTTGGATTTGGCGAATCTCTATTTATTATAAGTTGTTTTATATCCTTCATATTTTTATAATCACTTAATTTTGTTTCATCACACTTCGCGCTATCTGTATTACAGTGTTGTAGTTTATATATTTCCCCTCCTATTATAAACCACGATATACAATATAACATGCCAAACCATATATAAGATATCTCGTCTGAATATTTAAAATGACTTGGTGTTGTGGCTGATGGTTTAGAAGGAAAAACCCCTAGATAATAAAGAATAAATAATAATATAGATGCCCCAATAATAGATCCTAGAATCGCAGATGCATCGGTAATAATTTTTTTCTTATCTGTTATATCGTTATTTGTTATATTATTAGAATCTTCTATGTTAGATTCTAATTCTGATATTTTACTATTAGTAGTTATAATCCAAACAAATAGCCCAATCACTACCAAACTTATTATACCTATTCCTATCTTTATTTTAGTATCCATTATACTTAAATGCAACTTATTTATTTTGGCATTTATTCATCTTCGGTTCCTTGTGGCATATCCCCATAATCAAATCCAGAGTCCAATGAATCCTCCGTTGTTTCAGTATGTGGTATGACAATTTCGTCATAATTATCTTCTGCTACATCGCCTTCTTCTTCGCCTTCTTCTACATATTCGCCAAAAATTTCCGGGATATTTTCTTCCGATTTCGAAACAGAAGAATCATTACTTGTGTCATCAGTATTCTCTTTTTTTCTAGTATTTATAATACCCGTCTCCTTATTAATTTCATCAAAAACATCTAGAATAAACAATGATATAACTCTCTTGGTTTCATCAACATCCTTAGCATCCCCCGTTGCCGTTTTATAAAAATCTAGTAAATTCGTCGCCAATATATTAAGTAAAGTATTTATTGCGTCTTCTGCTGTGTATTTACTTTTTTCTATAATAGTTTCATATTTATCATCATATTTGTCAGGTGTATAACATATATCTTTAACCTCTGCGCTGGTAACACTAAAGGAAAGTTTATTAAATATCTCATTATTTTTAATACCATAATCAACTAGTTGTTTGTTATCATTCTGTAGAATATCTAGTATATCGTCCATCTTATCATATATCTTCTCATAATCTGGGTTATCATATAAACTATGACTTTGAGGAACAAATTGATTATTTTTACACATCGATACATATTTACGGAAATATTGATTTATATATTTCTTTAGTAGTTGTATTCTTTTACTATTACGTTGTTCTTCATTTATAATACGATCTTTATCGTTTTTAATCTTGGTTTTATCAAATATAATATTATAATTTCCTAGATTAACAACATATTCTATATTTATTTCATCTTTCTTATGATTATATTTATCTAGGGTTTTAAATAATGCCGTTATATTAGTTATAGCATTATCACCGAAATCATCTATTATTTCAATATTTTGTAATATTTCAACATTGACATCACTTCTAATAGTTTTCAATCCAATATGTTCGTTTAATTTCTCGAAATCCTTATAAGAATAAGACTTATTTATTATATTTTTCCGAGTCATATTACATTTCGTACATTTCATTATATTACCATGTCCAATGTAATTATGTTCATCTCCTATAAATTGACCCTCATAACAATAATATAAAAACTTATCTTGAATAATATTATCATTCGTTTCTTCGACTTTATATGTAAATATAGGAGTCCCATTATACCGGGTTACAATATCATTGTTAAATCTACTATAGAACCCATTTAATAATATTAGATATTGATAATTATACATAGTATGTGCTTTAACAATTAGTTTTTCTATATTAGTATAGTGTTTCTTAATACCAGTATAGTAATCAGTCCTCTTCGTCATATAACAACAACTTGTCTCGGTTAAACCACTTTCAATAGGTGGTTGTTTATTTATATAATCATATACCAATTTGGCTAGTTCTTTCCCTGTATTTACGACAGCTATTCTATAATCTCCAATTATTTTATCTTGTTTCTTAAGTGCTTCTGGGAAATTATCTGGAATAGTTATAGATTCGTCAAATTCAAAATTATTAACGGATTTTACAATACTAACTTTTTCTTTTATTTTATCTAAGTAATCCTGTTTTCTATATAACATTTTTCTAATATTTTTATCATTCTTAAATGTTTGGTATTTTTTCATTATAATATTTTTTATATAAATCGTTGTATCGTCCTTATCCTTTTTATGGAAATAATCAAAGAATAATTTCATTGCTATAAGGATACAACTCAGATATTCGAACCCCTTATCATCTTCAATTCCCGTATAAGCACACGCAGATGTGGGATTTGTAATTGAATATTCTGGTATAGCACTTTGTAATGTTATAAGAATACGGGCTGATATAATAGATAGTTTATTTACGATTATATATTTCTTATAAGATTTATTGAATCTTTCTTTATCTCCTAGTAATTTTCTGATTTTCTCTGTATCCCACCCCTTCTCTTTTAATTTTTTAATTTCTGATAATTTATATTTATTTTCTGACAATAAATCCATTATTTTACCGAGACAATCTATATTAATATTAAGAATATCTTCCTCATTTAATTTTACACCAATATTATTTGTTATATCACATATATATTTACAAATCTCTACTGATTTATTAACATTTTGTAAAGATGTTATACCCTTATGTCCTAATTTTTCTTTAAACGCATTAGATGTACAATCCAATTTAGCATCTTGTTTATTTATAAAATACTGATTTTCGTCGATTATATCAGTCCAAATCGACCGAGACTGGGTTAAAGCACCTGTCGCATCTTTATCACCTTGAAATTCATCAAATTCAATCGTTCCAAGTGCTTTACTACATACCTTACAAGTGTGAATATTTTGTGTTTCGTGTCCTTCGTCGCTATATAATCCATATAATTCATTTAAAGCAATCTCTCTCTCATCTGAATTTGTTTCTGTATTTGACATTTTAGATAATTTATATATATATTTCCAATGACCGCATATTATTAACTTTTTATATGTTTTGGAATATATATTATTATTAATTAATATGCCATCTCTATCAATTAATTCATATATGTAAGAACTACGTTCATTAACATTTTCAATATTAAATATTAAATTCAATAATTTATCATATTCATTCGCGTTATTATGAATATTCGAATTATTACTTGATGTATTGCTATTATCTATATATTTTTTAAGAAGTCCCTCATTATTATTATTATTAATAGATTCATTATTATCGGTGTCATCTTTATTCTCTGATTTATTATTCTCTGATTTATTATTCTCTGATTTATTATTCTCTGATTCCTTATTCTCTGATTTATTATTCTCTGATTTATTATTCTCTGATTTATTATTCTCTGATTTATTATTCTCTGATTTATTATTCTCTGATTTATTATTCTCTGATTCCTTATTCTTTGATTCCTTATTCTCTGCCTCTTCATTCTTTGCCTCTTCATTCTTTGCCTCTTCCTTATTCTTCTTTGATTCCTTATTTTTCTCTCCTTTATCTTTATTCTCTCCTTCATCTTTATTCTTTGCTTCATCTTTATTCTTTGCCTCCTTATTATTCTCTGATTCCTTATTATTCTCTACTTCCTCTTTATCCCCATCCTTATTATTCTCTGCTTCCTCTTTAACCCCGCCATTTGCTTCGTATATTTCGTGTATGTTTTTAAATCTATTAATAAATGCTTTAGATTGTTCTATTTTAAGATTTATAATTTTCTTAAAATTATCATTGGTTACTAAATCTAATAACAACTCTGTGTCTTTCTTATTTTCTTCAAGTAGAGTCTTCCTTTCATCCAAACGATTTAATTTCTTATTTTTACACTGATTTGATAAAAATATACAATGTAATTTAGATAAATCTATTTTATCAATATCAATATTATCATAGTTACATATATTTGCTATACTATCGTAATTAACAGGTGTATTATCTTTTATCCACTCAGACCCATTATATATATATAATGATTTACCAGATTCATCTACTACTAATGCCTTTTTATTCGAGTCTTCGTCGGCTGTATCTTTTTTTAATTCATCAAGACTTGTATAAGTTGGATATATAGTATGTTTATATATATCACACGGATCAGACTCTGTATATTTCACTATCTTTTTTTCCTTTTCATATTCGCCGTTAATAATGCTTAAATCTTTATTAATTGTTTTAATTTGTTCTTTTAAATCACTGATTTTATAAGAAGCTAGTTTCGAATCATATATCTTGGATATAACTATATCATAATATAATTGTCCGGAATCGGGTGTTTTTAATACCCAATTAAAACGTTGGTCAATCGTATCAAATTGACTTTTTAACAATGGATACTTACCATAATAAGAAACTATATCAGCATTAGTTATAAATTCAGTCTTATAAAGGTCTGTGTCTTTATTATTAAAGATTTTTGTTGTTTCGTTGGTGTCTTTGATGATAGATTGTTTATTTGATTTGCCAATGGCGTTTAACAGAACCTTTTTAAATATATCGACTTCTTTTATATTTAGATCATTAAACTGAAATCCATATTTCTTAATATGTTTGTTGATATCGTCTATATATTTAATATCAAGTTTATTTATATTCATTTCATTAATAATATCAAAATAGCTAGGTATAATATGTTTTAACACTTGGACATATTCATTTTCGGTTATAGTATTACCTAATAAATATACGTCTCCAACTAATCTATTTTTACTTTCATTTATAATCTTTTTTTCATGTTGTAGTTTAAATGTATGTCCGACTTTTACGATATTAGTTATTCTGTATGATAATTTTAGAGAACTATATAGAACTCCTTTATCTCCATCTGTTCCTTTAATCCCAGTTGATATAGTTAGTTTATTATTATCTATTATTTCTGATATTTGATATGTATTATTAATAGGTGGAACTGAGTTAGAATCTTCAATGTATATATATTCATCCTTAATTAGTCCGTGATTTGTACAAGTTATAATTGTTTTCTCTCCAACTTCGATTTTTGTTATATCCCCTATTTTACCAAATCTATGAGAACTATCATTGCTATTCAGAACATCATATATATTCTCTGAAATAATAGGAAGTTTAAAGAATCCTACTATATTAATTTCTTCCCCTAGATGAACATTTATTTCTTCGATATTATCATTTGTTTCTTCTGCTGGATTATATAAACTATAATAATACCCGGATAGACCACGTCTTAATTCCCAGTTAAGACCATCTATATTATGGTGTCTTAATAATTTAGAATCTTCGTTAATATATGTTTTATAACCGGGTTTATCTTCTATTCTAAAAGAAGCAATTAGTTTATATAATTCGGATACATATATATTATAATTACTCTTAGTTGTTTGATGTATCTTCTGTAATTTGTCCCATTTAAGGTCTTCTTCTAATTTATTAAGTTTCTTAATCTGTGATTTGAAGTCTTCTATAGTAATATCATTATTCATATTTGCGGGTTGTATATCAGATGACGAATTAGATAATGATGCTTCCTCTGATTTTTTATATGTTATTTTAATATCTGATACTATTGGAATCATAAAATATTGATTAAACTTATTATTTGCGTAATTTTCAATAATAGCATTATTATTATATTTGTTCTTTAATACTTTAACCCCTCTGTTTTTTAATTCAATTATCTTAGTTGCCTCATCAAACACTATATCTTGAATATATTTTGCACTTTGTTTATAAAGTGGATAATCAGATAGTAATTGATTTTGTAAATCATTTAAATATACTTCATTCTCTATATTATTGTCTATCGTGTCAAAACTAATCTTTTCTTTTATTACAATATCATCATTGCTTTCAAAGATATCAATATTTGAATCAAAACTAATACTATCATTTAAATCTATGACTTCTTCATTATTATCGTTTTCATTATCGTCACTCTTTGTGGTTTCTTTTTTTGATTTAGTTTTTTTATTCTTATCTTCATCTGTTTCACTATCTTCATTAGTATCACTATCTTCATTAGTATCATTCTTATCTTCATTATCTTCATTATCTTCATTCTCTTCATTAGTATCATTCTTTTCTTCATCTGTTTCACTATTTTCATCTGTTTCGGGTAATTGAATTTCTTCTTCTGAGTTGGAATCTGCGTGTTCCTCTGGTGTATTTGTTTTTTCTAGACTTGTTGGCATTAATATATATTATATATTTTTAATATATAAATTTTAATATAAATTTATATTTTACACACTCGAACTAATATCAAAAAATCGATATACGGAAATATTTGGATTGTAATCGTAGCAATTGATTCGCCTTATTTAAAGAAATAAAGATATATTTATATAATGAACCAAGTAGTAGATACAGATATTATTACAAGTGTAGAAGAATTTCTACACAAAGCAAACATTAACACTCGGTTGAGTGGGATTTGTGCTTTAACAATTCAATTAGACAGGTCTTCGTTGACGGGGACTTTTATTTTTGATTATGACAATATGGTTATGCTTAACCACTATCCGGATAGATATAGTAGAAGTCCAATTCAACCTATTTATAAAACATTTAACGGCAATAATTGGACCATTAATTTGGTGACCAAATTACAACCAATCGTATCTGATGGTGGTAAATCAGATATAATGGAATGCGAAGAATGTTATCCATTTTGTTGTAATAATTGTGTAAAGCAATATAAGTTATTGCCCCCTCAATGGGAATCTATCTTTACGAATTTTAAAAATAGGAACGGAACAAGTAGATATATTTTTAGAGTAGTAAAGAAAATTCAATCTGGAGATATGGAATATCTTAAATATTTTAGGTTGGAAAATAATGAGATTAATGAGATTACACCATCTGAAACAGAACATAAGATTAATACTTTCAAGATATATAAATGCGATACACACAATACATATTATGGTGTGAATTTGTTAGGTGATGTCGGAACGTATAATCAACACCATGCCAAATTACAGAATGAAACTGAATTTGGGCATCAACTTCTTACGAAAATGGCTGAATAATGTAAGATATCATATAAGAACTGACGGGTGTTTATCGCTAAACTACTTAAACATTTTTTGATATATATAATATAGTTTATATACAATGGAATTCAATCAAATTATTAAAGATAAAACATATGGGGAAGTTAAAACACTGCTAAATTCCGCCCCATACTCTCTTAATGTACAAGAAGATAAAGAAATGAATGTTTATATGGTGAAATATGGTAAAGATGACATTATCGATGACATTATCACTGAAAATGATGTCACTTCAAAATGTAGAGGTATTATTCTAGAAAAGGATACTAATAAAGTCCTGTGTTATTCATTTAACCGCAAAGAAATCCCCACTAATACTGAAGAATTTCTACAAAATAATTGGACTAATCTAAGGTTCGAAGAAGCAATTGATGGATCACAGGTAAGAATTTATTATCACAATGATGTGTGGAATGTTACAACAACTCGATGTATTCGTGCTGGAAATGCGTTCTGGTATAGTACTAAATCATTTGAAACACTTTTTAGAGAATGTTATGATTTGGATTACGATGCTCTGAATCAAAACTATTGTTATAGTTTTGTTATTAGACATAGTGAAAATAGAATTGTTGCTAAATATGAGGACAACAGCCTCGTTCATGTGTTGACTCGTGATATGACAACTCCGAACTATGATATTGTGGAGTGTGACATTGGTGTTATGAAACCCCCTGTTATTTCAGTTGAAAGTGTAGACGCGCTACTTGAAATGGTGAAGTCGTCAACTCGAACAGATATTGAAGGTGTGTTTATTTGGCACGGGGATAAGCACTTTAAACTAAGATTTGATGCTTATAATAATATTAAACGTCTAAGAAATAATACACGGGACCTATTCTTTGAATATGTAGAAAATAAGATTGCGGGACAAGTAGACGAATATAAGACTTCATTTAGTGAATATCAGTATGATATTGATTATTATGAATCAATTCTAAAGGACCTTGTTAATAAGATTCACAGACTATATATGGAGGTTCACGTAGAAAAGACTCGTATTATTAAGATTGTTGATAAGTCATTTCATAGACATCTGTACAATCTACACGGAAAATATATTAAGGAACGGATTAAAATTACGAAAGATGTAGTTACTAATTTCTTGCTATCACTAGATGCTAAACAGATTATGCATCTTATCAATATTCATTATAGACGCATTCCCGAAGTAGTTCCTGACGTAGTTCCTGACGTAGTTCCTGACGCAGTTCCTGACGTAGTTCCTGACGTAGTTCCTGACGTAGTTCCTGACGTAGTTCCTGACGTAGTTCCCGAATAGATATTGATAATATCTCACTTTTATTTTACAATTATACCAGCATTATAATATTATAATAATATATATTATATGTCTCAAAAAGTATTATCTGATAAATATATCAAGATAATCGAATATTTCTTAGAATATTCAAATCATTTATCATTATTTATAGCATATGTTATTATATTAGTAGGAATAGTAGAGGGTGTTATTTTTTTAATAAAGAATGCGGTAAACCCACCTAATGTTATTAAAACATTAGATCATCGAACAAATAATATTATAGAAACAAGGATTAAAGTATTAAATTCTATTAATTTAGGTCTTGTTTTTATAATTGCGGGTGATATAATAAAGAGTATATATATGCCTGATATTATTAATATAATAAAAGTTATTACTATAATATGTATAAGAGAGGTCTTATCATTATTTACAAATAATGAAATAGAAAAATTAAATAAGTTAAAAAATATGACTAAATTAGATGATTCGGTAGAGTCGTAATAGAATATATATTCTATATTCTATATTATAATATATAATATATTATATGGGTGTAAATAATTCAAATGGGATATTAAAACAAAATAATAACCCTGTAAATATTACCAAGCCAACTAAAATTAAAACTAGTAAAACTACAAATACCAACACTAGTAATATCAATACTGGTAAAATTAAAACTAGTAAAATTAAAACTAGTAAAATTAAAACTAGTAAAATTAAAACTAGTAAAAATAATATTAGTAATACCAATACTACAAATACCAACACTACTAAAAATAACACTGGTAATGTCAACACTGGTAATGTCAACACTGGTAATGCCAAAACTACTAAAAATAATACTGGTAATGTCAAACGTAATATTAATTTAGACAAAGCCGATTTATATAAACAAATTGGTATTTTAGACCCAATGGGTGAAAATCCAAATCCATTAACAGGTGAACCATATTCTGATAATTATAAAACTAGGGCGAAAGGATGGGTTCAATTACCAATGTATGAGAAAAGTAAAGAAGCGATTGAAGCATTATATAAACATCAGTGTTTATTAATTATATCAGGAACAGGGAGTGGTAAGACGGTGTTGAGTCCTAAATATTTATTACATACTATGAATTATAATGGAAAAATTGCTATAACAAACCCCAAACGAATTCCCAGTAAAGAAAATGCCGTATGGGCTGCTGAATTACTTGATGTAAAACTCGGTGAATCAGTTGGTGTAAACTATAAAGGAAGTGATTCAAAACATTATAGTTCTGAAAAAAGTAAATTGGTATATTGTACTGATGGATTGGTGTTACAACAATTATATAATGACCCGATGTTAATGATGTTTGATGCTGTTATTATAGATGAAGCACATGAACGAAAGGTTAATATTGATATATTGTTATTATTGTTAAGGGACTTATTATTAAAACGACCCGAATTTAAGTTAATAATTATGAGTGCGACAATTAACGAGACAATTTTTAGTAATTATTTTCCAACTAAAAAATACAATTTTGGTATATTCGACGCGGGAAGTAAACCAAATTTCGCAATTAAAGAGATTTTCCTAGATGACCGAACCCCACCTAGACCAAGTTGTAATGTTTTTAATAATGGACAATTGGATGATCGTAATAAACCACCTAAATTTATTCAAGAGTCTGTTGCGTGTATTATAGAAATTATGGATAATACACCCGAAGGTGATATATTAGTATTTGTAACAGGTAAGGGTGAGGCTGATGCTGGATGTATTCTATTAAAAAGTGAATTATCAAAACATAATTCAAATTTAAGTAAGAAGGGGAACAAGATAAATAGAGAAAAGACTTTATTATGTGATATATTACACGCCCATACACCAGAAGATGTTAAGACTTTATTAGTAAAGGGTGATATATATAAACAAGAAAGCCACAAAGTTAGTAAATTAAAATATACAAGGAAAGTTATATTTGCCAATGAAGTTGCCGAATCGTCAATTACTATAGATGGTGTGGATTTTGTTATAGATACTGGTTTTGCTAATCGAATGATATATTATTCTGATAAGAATATGAATTCATTAGAGAAGAGATATGTATCCAAAGCGTCGCATCGTCAAAGAATGGGTAGAACTGGTCGAACAAAACCCGGAACCTGTTATAATATTTTTACTAAAAATGAATATGAAACATTATTTCCCGAGTTCGATAAAGCCCCTATATATTCCGAAGATAATTCTGTAAGTATTATGAGATTTCTAGCAATGACAGACCGAATATCTCACATTAAATTCCCATTCTCATACGAACCAAAGGTTAATGCTAAAATAAATAAGAATATTAAAAATTATGAGAAGACGGGTGGTATGTTTAATGTATTAAATGTATTAAACAATATAAATACAGCTCGTTCTATTCCACCCGGTAATATTCCACCAAACAATAAACCCATTTCTAAATCGACCAAAATAAATAAAATAAATAAAATAAATACAGCAAATATAACAAATAAAATAAATAAAATAAATACAACAAATAAAATAAATACAGCAAATACACCAAATACAACAAATACAAAAAAAGTATCACTTGCTAAATATTTAAGCGATTTAATTGAACCCCCTGAAGAAAAAGATGTTATAAGAATATTAGATAGATTATATGCGTTGGGCGCATATGATATTAAGGAAGATTCGAATGGTTATATTAATGAATTGGGTATTGAAATGGCATCTTTTCAGGTTATACCAGAATATGCCAAGATGTTAATAGCAGGATTCAAATATGATTGTAAAGATGAAATATGTCAGTTACTTGCCCTTATGGAATTAACACAACTACAATTTCAGCAATTATTTAGAGAACCTCGTCCTAAGAAAAAAAATGAGGCAGAGGCTACCAAATTAAAGAAGGAATTTAATTTGGCAAAAAGCAAATTCAAATCATCAGGAGGCGATCATATAAGTCTATTGAAAATATACAAAGAATTCGCTAAGAGAAGATATGCCAATACATTAGTTACTGGAGGTGGTAATAATAATACTCCAAATAATAATGCCAAGAACAACAATAAGCGCATTAATAATATAACCCCTAATAAAGCTAAAGCGTGGTGTGCTGAAAATTTTCTTGATTATAAAACACTAGACAGAGTTAAATTTCAAAGTAAAGATATGTCTTTCCGACTTAAACCATATAAGATGTTTCCTATAAAAGACAATCCGGCTTTTTTCGGCAATAATTCTTCACCAACTACTAAATGGGAGGACAATGTAATGAAATGTATATATGAAGGATTATATGTTAATTTGGCAAGTAGCGCAGGTAAGTCATATAAAACCTGTTTCCCCGATGTTCAGAGTGTTTCTAGCATAGCAAGAGATTCGTTATATAATTTATCTAGTGCTCCTTCGAAATATATATTATTCACAGAGTTTAAGAGTATATTTACAAGACCAGCGCTTAGTATGATTGCGAGAGTTTCACCTAAATTAATTGAAGATATGAAGACTAAATTTAAAGTATCAGTTGTTGACAAATGCGGTAAATCAGAGAATTACAAACGTCCTAATAAATTCGCACATAATCCTCATTCAAAACACTCTCATAGTAAGAAACACTCTAGAGGTAAGAAACAATCATATGGTAAGAAACACTCTCATAGTAAGAAACAATCATATGGTAAGAAACAATCATATGGTAAGAAACAATCTAGAGGTAAGAAACAATCTAGAGGTAAGAAATAAGATTTTAGAACAATCTACGATTCTGGTTTGGTCTACCCGGTGATTTACCTAAGACTTTATTATGTATAGTATTATGACTTGGTATTTCTGGTACTAATTCACTATGACATTTTCTACATACGCTCATATGTTTATCGTTTGAATCATAAGCATAATTACTACAATCGTATCTCATATTACAATTATAACATTTAAGAAATGGTGGCGCAACATCTCGGGCATAATTTGGATTATTAAGTGATTTTGGATTAGTTGTAAAATACGACGGATCATTTGGATCTATTTCGGTTGAAAATCTTTCTTTTTTATCTTTAAAATGTAGGAAAGCAATTACACATACTAAGACGACGCATATTATTATAACTGGGTCAGGTTTCATTATATTATAATAGATATTATAATATATGTATAAAGTTGATAAACATTTATATTTGTCTAATATAAATTCCGCATATGATTATAATCTAATGAAACAGCATAACATTAGATATGCGGTTGATTGTACTCATGATCCATATGATTTTAATTTATTATATAAGTTCTATAAAAAAAGTGATTCTTATAAATGTAATATTATAAAATATCCATCATATGACCCTCATCGACCAGATGATATTAAATTTATAAAAAGGACGATTAAAGATATACTAAATCGTTTAGATAATTATATGAAGGGTGGTAATAATGTTCTAATATATTGTCATAAAGGACAACATAGAAGTGTTGCTCTATGTATATTATATCTAATGTATAAATATGATATAGATTTCATAACTTCCTATAAAATAATGAAACATATATATAGTGATATATTTAGTCATGTAGGGCGAAGCACTATAGAATTATTACAATACTATAGTGATAATAGGAAATTATTAAGGATGTGATAAACATCTATCTATTTTTTACTACATATTGCTTTTATTCTACACGCATTCTTTTTAGGGGATAAATCACAACACATATTTAAAAATAAATCTAACTTCTTTGGTGGAACGTGATTAAACGCAGTGTCGAGCATATTATTTAATTTGTCGCATTGTTCTATAATAATCTGAAGATTGTCATTTCCACCAATGAAACTTTTATTATATAAAACTTGGGGGAATGATTGGTGTTTGTGTTTTTTCTTTAGTGTATTTTTCTGTTTTTCTGTTTTAACTACTATGTTTTTATGTTTTATCTTTCTGGATTTCATAGTATTTAATGCTTCCTGACAAAACATACAACCAGGAATGGTATATAATATAAACATCCTATATATTATATGTGTTTATTTTTTTTTGGTTTTCCTTTTAGTTGATTTCCTTTTAGTTGATTTCTTTTTAGTTGATTTCCTTTTGGTTATTGATTTCTTTTTAACTGGTTTCTTTTTAACTGGTTTCTTTTTAGTTAGTTTCTTTTTGATTGATTTCTTTTTGATTGATTTCTTTTTGGTTAGTTTCTTTTTGGTTAGTTTCTTTTTCTTTTTGTATCCACCTTTGGCGCGGAAGCGCTTGGCGGACGATTCTTCGGGTGGTTCATTACCCGGCCTCTTAGTTTTAATATTTTCTATTTCTTCGGTAACTATTTGTTGTTTTTGTTGTTTTGCTGTTTGCGAATTATTCGAAAATATTTTTTTAATCTTCGACATAAAACTGGTATTTACTTGTGATGTTGCTGGAGGTGTTGTATTTGCTGTAGTTGGTCCTGTATTTCCTTTATTTGGTACTTTATTTGGTACTGGATTTGGTACTGGATTTGGTACTGGATTTGGTACTGGATTTGGTACTGGATTTGGTACTGGATTTGGTACTGGATTTGGTACTTTATTTGGTACTGGATTTGGTCCTTTCTTTAATCCGTTATTTGGTACTTTATTTAATCCGTTATTTGGTACTTTATTTAATCCGTTATTTGGTACTTTCTTTAATCCGTTATTTGGTACTTTCTTTAATCCGTTATTTGGTTCATTATCACCCCCCCCACCCCTCATTAATACACCTTTAGAAACAACCTTACCTCTTTTATTATGTGTTAGATTACGTTTTGTTAATCCACCTGATGTTCGGTTAGCCGTTCCATTCATTACTTGTAATTTTGTTCCAATATTTAATTTTGTTCCAATATTTAATTTTGTTCCAATATTTAATTTTGTTCGAGTCATTATACTAATATAATAGATTTTTATTCAGTTATAATAAAATAATTCATTATATTATATATAATGGAGTTATACCAATTATTTGAATATATTCTATGGATAGTATATTTAGCAATATTTGTTTTGACTTGTTTTCTAATATACGAAACCACATCAAAAAAGAAGAAGTCTAAAGATTTTGAATCACCAAATTCTAGACCCCCGCGTGATTCCAATACTAGAGACGATTCCAATACTAGAGACGATTCCAATACTAGAGACGATTCCAATACTAGAGACGATTCCAATACTAGAGATGGTTCTAATACTAGAGATGATTCTAATACTAGAGATGATTCCAATACTAGAGATGATTCTAATACTAGAGATGATTCTATTCCAGACGCATACGATCATATTCCAGTTCAAGCTAAACATCAGAAAGATGATGAAAATAATATAGATTATGATAATATTCATAAACCAAATGATTTTTATCATTCTCACAAACATCGCCATTCTAAAAACACACCTAGTTATAATCCTGGTTCATCGCCATATGCACCCGGAAATAATCCAGACGAAAATCAAGAATGTATTAATTGCGAAACAGACCAGCTTGTAAATCTAGAAGAAGAACATAATGAAAATGTAGACAAGTGTGGTTGTAATAATGAAAATAGATGTGCCGCTTGTCCTAATTGTAAATGGTGTATATCCGGACCAGATGATGATGGAAAATGTATTCCAAAAGATCAGTTTCATGTTGGAGAATGTAAAAATACTGATGATTGGAGACCGGGTGGAAAAGGAGGTGGTGGACACGGGGGTAAAGGAGGTGGTGGGCGTGGTGGAGGTGGAGGTAAAGGAGGTGGTGGAGGACACGGAGGTAAAGGAGGTGGTGGGCGTGGTGGAGGTGGAGGTGGAGGTAAAGGAGGTGGTGGAGGAGACGGAGGTGGTAAGTGGAGGCGAGGAGGTGGAGGACACAGAGGAGGCGGAGGAGGACATGGAGGAGGTGGAGGAGGTAAAGGAGGGTTAGATGATAAACCAGGTGGAGGAGATGTTAGCACTCTTTCAAATTATAATCAATGTATAGATTGTGGTGCAAAGGGACAATGTGGTGCTTATAATATTGTTACAAAACGAATTGAATGTGTTCTTTGTAATGGAGGCGGTCCAATTAAAAAACCATTCACGATAAAGACATTTGTTCCATATGATCAATCAGACAAAACATTAAATTGTTTAAATACATGGGATGGGATACCACCAGCAGATAAAAATATTCAAACAACATTACAGGGATTTGGATGTAATGATAATACTAAACCTGACGCAACTAAAGGCTGTAATAAACACAAGTAAACCACATAAGCCATAAATTCACTTTCTAAAATAATAATTCCTCAATTTATTCATTTCAGAGTCTTTAATTAGCCGACTTGACATTTGATGAGGTGTTTTACCTTCTAATCTACTTAATACATAATATATAGAGTATATACCGCATTCTGATTTACCAAATTGATGTCTTCTATCGTTATATATCATCTCTGACTCATCCTTATTTTTATCAAATTTCGCTTTAATACTTTTCATAAATTTATGTATTAAATGAGGTGGTCTATCTCCCGCTGAATCAAAATAATCTATATAATGAAGAGGGTGTGTCATATCAATAAACATCGCAACCCAGTGAGAACCCGGTTCATTGTGTTTATCTAGATTAAATACTATTCCAATTTTAGTTATTTTATCTTTCTTAATATTAACGGGGTTCATACTAGACAATTCACACATAATGCCATTTGGACAATCAACGGGAACAGGTCCGAAGAAAATAAAGTCGGGGTGATGGTCTGCGTATTGATATAATACTTTTCCTATATCATAGTTACTTAACCATTCGTGTTTATTCTTCTTCATTTCGGCTGACATTTCCGGGCGAAATGTCTCATGATCTATTTCAGTTAAAACTTTACTAGGCATTTTCAAATCTTGTTTTAACCAACATTCATCCGTTTTACATTTATTAGAAAATGCTGATTTTAAATCCGTCCATAATTGGTCGAGTGTTCTATTTGTTGTTTTAATATGTTTATCTTTAGGCGCTGTTTTATTATAAGCCCTTGCGATTTTTAATAAAGATGTTTTATTAAAACAGGTCTTACATTTTTTGCCTTTTTTTTTACATTCTTTTGCGGCAGTCGGAGAACATACTTTCTTCATATACATTAAATAGATATTTTATAATTGATTTAGTGATATTTATACTTAATAACACCAAATATAAAAACAAGTATTTATATATAAATACATATAATGGAATATGATGTCCCTGAAGATTATCTTATATCAGATACAAGGAAATCAAGTGATTTCAGTGGGAAAACAATATCAAATTATAAAAAGAAGGATGTATTAGATGGATTACACGATTCAATAGTAAATCAGAAAATAGAGGATGCGTGTAGATGGTGTATAGAGTTGAATTGTTCTAATATGAATATAGATATTTGGGGTGAAATAATAATAATATATGCTAAAAATATTAATATTAATAATTTCCGTATATTAAAACAATTATATACTAAATATACTTATTATAAACATTTAGTTAAAGGCGTTGATAAAAAAAACATTATTCATACTAGAAATGTCCAAGAAGTAAGACATATGTTTGTATTTCTTATAACTCAGATATCATTATCTGCGAAGAATGATTTATTTTCAAAGAAAATCATACCCAAAGTTAAAGATGTTGATTTTCAAAGAGAAGGCTTACTCAAAAATATGAAATGCCAAAATTTGGATTTGATAATAGAACTAATTGATGACAAAGATATCAAGGAATTTAAAATAGCAATAAATGAAATAGCATATAATATCAGAGTGTCACAGAATTTTATAAGAACTATTTTCTGGTATCATTGGATTTGTAAATTATATACTCTTAAGAAAAAAGCTAAAATTCAATTAACTCTTAATAGTAGAAATATAAATGGAATAGAAGATAAATATAAGACAGACTGGATATGGTTATTATGGAAGACAATTTTAAATGAAACTTTAAAGAAAGAGAATAAACAATTGGGTGATAATGTAAAATATCTATATGTTTTATATAAAATTAATTACAAAACAAGTGAAATAAACAAACGACATTTCATAATATATATGGCATTATATATTATTATTAAATCGGTTAATTTAAATAAATGTCTAATAACAAAAGAGTATCTATCTATTCAATCAATGATGAATATAAATAAAATGTATCAGATAATAGATTATAATCTAACAAAAGAACATTGTAATAAACATAGTTTTATAGAAAAAGAAAATTATATACAGAAGATAAAACAAGATATGTATAATGAAGAACATCGGAAAAAAACAAATGTAACAAAAAAGAAAGAAAAAGATGATAAAAAAGATGAGAAAGAAGAATTCGAATCCTCTAATAAATTGTCTTATTTAAATGACCTCTTGTTTATTAAACAAGCGCCTAAACCAGTGAAAAAACCACAAGATGTTATTAAATACTTCAAACCAGATAAGGATGATAAAATAATTTATAAGAATATAGTATATTAATATGCCATCGATATATCCTACAATTATAGGAACACATTTAACAAGCAAAGTATTATCATTTATAAATGGAATAATAGCATTATCAATATTTGGGTTTGTATATTTGGTTGAATTATATTGTATATATTTAGATAGACATCACCAGCAACCCAATAGTACTGATAAAAAAGAATATACAAAATATTATGGAACTATTAGAGGAACAGCTATATATGGATTACATACATTTGGTGAGTTTTTAACGAGAAATATGTCATATAAAAATGATCAGTCTGATAATTATATTATTAAATTTATTAATCTACCAGTTATAAGATATTTATGGAAATTAATAATATCAACAATGATGTTAATTACAATGTTTTTTAAAAATATTGTTTTCAAAGTTATTTTTAATAAGATGGCATTAACAACGTTTTTTGCTATAATATTATACTTATATTATAGGTCATATATATTATATAATATTGAAATATTTAATGGAAAACACCCGGATATGTTATTAAATTTATTTTCAAGTACAATATACAAAACGGATACATCAAACACCCCATCATATACATTTATAGATAAACAAGAAGTGACAAGAGATTATACATTAAAAGACTATTATATAAATGCTGCCAAGACACCATATATTATAGGAGATGATAGGTCTATACCAACAACTAAATCTCTCCAATATGTTGTAAATGCTGGGGCGCGATATATGACATTTGATATATACGAGGATATAATATCAACCGGTGATATCGGGGAAAAAGACTATGATTCACAATATATCCCGAATGTAAGAAACCCATATATGTATAATAAAGATGATGGTGATTTATCTAGAAGTCGGGGAATTCCGTTTGATGAAATGATGAAAGCATTGGCTAATACGAAACCATTTAGTCAAAATCCAGATTATCCACTTATATTACATCTTAATTTTTGGAACCAAGATGATAAAAATATCATCAGACCGGGATTTACATATAAAGCAACATATAATACGATATATATAACACTCGCGACGTATTTTAAAGATAAACTGGGATTGAAAGGGTCAAATTATCACGGATATGGTGGGTTAAGTAATGTAGAAGGTAGTTTTAGTAATATAAAAATGTCTGAATGTAGAGGTCGATTATTATTGGTATCAAATGTTAATCCTCAGAATAATCAATTAATGGGAAATATATCAAAATATTTGAATGGCACTATCAATATGCCCATTCCACCTAAATTTATAGATAAAACATTAAAAGTAGGGTTAAACCCAGACCCAACATTCTTACCATATTCATATACACAAGACCTCTATAATAGTGGTGGAATTAGTGCAGGTAAAGATGGAACAACATTGACCGATTTTATCGATTTTAATAAAAAAGGAATTAGACTTGTAATACCAGATGATTGTATTGACCCCACGCTAACGCGCAAAATATTATTAAGACAAAATACATATAATCCACATATATTAGATTGTATGAATACAGGATGTCAAATAGTATTAATGAATTTTCAATATATGAACATAGATTTACAAAATAATCAACAAATATTCGATAAAACAAGTTTTATATTAAAACCCGATATATTACGAGATGACCCCCCGAAACCATGTACAAAAGCAATACAATCTACAGCGGTTAGTTTCGCGCCTAAATCAGTTGTATTAAAAGGAATACAGGATGACGCAATTACATTTTAATCTAAACAACCGCCCTATAGTATATAGATACTCCAGCAGTAGGACACGATCTAATAATTTTACATAAATCACCCGTTTTCATTCCATAATACTTTGCTTGCGCGTCGTCTTTTTTAAGAATTGGGAATGAGTCTAAAGTATCCGTGTTGTATTGGTCTAGAACTTTTTGTTTTTCGTCAGGTGTTAAAAGAATATGTTTAGGCACAAGGTAGTTGTTTGTAATATTAAATGTCATTATCTGCGCGGGCATATATTCTACATTACTATAATATATATTAATTAATTCTTTATCGATGGCGGTTTTATTATATTTGTTTAAAATTAGCAATATATTAACATATTCTCCATATGAATCCTTTGTTGTTTGTACAACATCCTTTAGTTCTTTCTTTCCGAATGACTTCTCTTTATTATAAAAATAAATAAATATATCTGTATTGTCATTCTTAATATAAATATCAGCCGAATCATTATCACTCATTGCGCCAAATTCATCTAAACTAATATTTGTTAGTTCTTGAGATATAGTATGTCCTCTGGCTGATAACATTTCTAGAACATTTCCTCTAATTTTATAAAAGTATTGTTTGTCTTTGTTGTCCATTATATGATAATATATTATATAATTTTAAATCAATTTTATTTTAGTTACTATTAACTTTATATCTACAAAAATAAAATTATATACATATAGTATAATGAAACTAGCACAACAGAACGCATTATTGTCTATATTAGATAATGGTTATTTTTTATCACGAGTTGCTGGGTCAACTAAAATGGCGCGAAAGTATTATAATGAATATAAGTATTGGTGTTCTAATATTAATTTAAATTGTGTTCAAGACCAACATAAAACAATCCGTTTAGTATTACATAAAAACGTAGGGTGTTATCCAAACTCAAACGTTGTAACATCAAATCTAAATAATATATTAAAATACGGACCTAATAACGATGAAGAAGCTGTTTTTTATTTTTACTATAAACATCACGATTTCTTTATCGATTTCTTAAGTAGTTTAAAACAGGCATTTCAATCATATACTGAACGCAAAGTATATTGTAAGAATATTAAATTACCGGGTGATTTCGATTGGCCGGGTTTAACAACTCATGCTGACCGCAATTTCATTATTTCGGGCGAAGATATAATACGATTATATGGATCTACTCATTTTATTGATCGTGGTCCATTAAGTAAAACCCTTGTATCACAGCGGAAATCTATTAAATTACCGAAACCAATTCATATTACCGCCACTAAAAGTTGCGTTGCCCCTGATGTTAATATTCCGGTTGGAAATTATTTATTTAGAAACGCACACGGAATTGTTTGATTATAGTATATAAAACATAACTACATTGTAGTATATATATTCATATGAAATATTATACTATAATAATATTACTTATTGCTATATCTGTCTTATTATATTTTGGATATAAATTAATTGATATACCAAAAGCATTAACAAATACCCCATCTGTTACAGAGAAACAAGAAAATGGTATTAATAAACTAGATATAATAACAAGGTCAAATGTTTTCTTTAATATTAAAATTGGAGATAAAGAAATGGGGAATGTTGTTATAGAATTATTTGACGAAGATGTTCCAAAAACGTGTAATAATTTCCGCCATTTATGTACAAATGGTATGAAAAATAAAAAAACACCCGCATATAAAAATACTAGATTTAATTGTGTAATAAAAGATTTTATGATACAGGGGGGTGATATTATCAATAACAATGGTTCAAGTGGATATTCTGTATATGGTAAATATTTCCCCGATGAAAATTTTAATCTTAAACATAATCAAGAAGGTCTTATTTCAATGGCAAATTGTGGAAAAGATAAGAACAATTCACAATTTTTTATACTTACAAAACAAGGCGGTTATAATCATTTAGATAATAAATATGTCGTATTTGGAATTATTATAAAAGGATATGATATTATAAAAAAAATAGAACAAATTAAAACAGATGCTAATAATAATCCATTAGAAGAATGTATTATATCAGAATGTGGTTTAGTAAAAGAAAAAGAAAATTATACTATACAAGAAGTTGATATGGACGATGATTTAAGCGAGAAAGTAAAAATATGTATCTAACTACTATTTATTGTTTGACACTTTCCGTCTAACTGGTGCTTTCCTTTTAACGGGTGCTTTCCTTTTAATTGACACTTTTCTAGGTGACACTTTTCTAGGTGACACTTTTCTAGGTGACACTTTTCTAGGTGACACTTTTCTAGGTGCCACTTTTCTAGGTGCCACTTTGGACTTGGGGGGTATTTTCCTTTTAATTGATACTTTTCTAGGTGCCACTTTTCTGGGTGCCTTTCTTTTAATTGACGTCTTTGGTTTAAGCAATTGCTTGGTCCTTAATAATTTAGTATTATTGTTTCTATCAAACGCATTTAAATACTTTGTCATATCGTCTTTTGATAAAACCATTTTATCAAATTGATTATTTCCAGTCGGAGTTTGAGTATATGATATTACATTATATGGATTATTATTATATGATTTAGCAATCATATGTTTCGTTTTATCGCGTGTTGATCTCATTGCTACTATTTTACTATACTTTTGGGGTCTAATATCTATTTGTTGAGATTGTTGAGATTGTTGAGATTGTCTTATAATATTATTAATTTTATTTTTAATATTAGGTGTTCTAATTCGTTGTATTTGCGGGCGTTGTATTTGCGGACGTCGCATTTGTGAACCTTGAAACAAATTAAGAAGCATTATATATATATATATATATAATAATAATTATATTAGATTAAATTAATATGAATAATAGTATTATTATAAATAAATTACTTGATAATATAGGATTTAATAAATATCAAGAAACTGATAAACAAACGCATCTATTTTCATATGAAAATCTATCTGAAACGCCACGAGATACTATATTTATATATGTATTAATAGTATGTATAATATTTTTTGGAATAAGTCATTATAAAATAACATTAAATGTTATTGTTTCTATAATAGTGAGTTATATGTTAATATATTACATATTAAGTAGGCATAAGTTTATAAATTCCCAATATAACGATGCCACTGATTTAAAATTAAAATTCCTTGAAAGCATTATGTTTGATAGTAACTCGACAGAAATAAATCATCTATATCGAAATCCACTTATAATACAATTTTTCTATAATGTTCGTAATTATACAACATATAATCTATCTAATTATAAAGATTCATTATTACATATTAATAATATGATTAAGTTGGAATATGATATGCCACTTTTAGTGAACCCGTTTGATACATATCTCAATATAAAACATTTATCACAACAAGCAATTAATAGTTATCAAGCAATTATTCACTCTGTCCCATATAATATAGAACTATTTACTAAGTTTAATAGGAGTCTTCATATATTAAGACAATTACTGGAACATATTATTACTAAAGCCCGTAAAAGATGTATTGAAACTAATTCTAAGTCAATTACAACAAATACTATACCCGATTCAATATTGGCGAATGACATGGGCATTGACGCAGATGATACAAAAACAAAAGAATATTTACCTAATTATGATTTTTATTAATTTCTTAATAATTCTTTTATTCTATTTAACGCAACTTCATTATCTTCTAAGTTATATATTTTATTGGAGGTGTCTTCTTTACTAACTGAGTCTAATGACTTATTAATCTTTTTCATCGTTGGGTTTAATTCTATTATTTTGCTAAATCTATCTACGTTATCTTTCAAATACTTAACTGCGTCTGGTTCAGTATCAAATATAATATATGGTGTAACTGGTTTTTCATATAGAAATAATATATCAACTAATTTTTTAGTTATAGATGATGTTATAAATATAGTTTCCGCGATATATTCTTTTGATAGTAATTTTATATCTTTCATAAACTTAACTTGTTTTTTTATAAAATTTAGTGGTGGTATTGATATATCCGTTATATCAATTATTAGAACCATCTTACCATTTTTCTCAATACATAAATTATATAAATTATGAAAATTCGCAATATGTTCTTCAAACCCTTCTTCTGTATATTTATCACTCGTAAATTTAATTTTATAATACGGGTATGTTGTTGTGTTATATATAACTTTCATTATATATAATAATATATTTATATTATAAAATAAATACATACTACCAAGTCACATTAAGTTGATAAGTGCGTGCTTAGTTCTTTGTCTATTATGGAATTTATTTTATTATTATTTGTCTGTTCAAAATCACAAAATGTAATTTTATTTGATTCAAATGTATTATTTGATGTAAATATATTATACATATATGAACAACGATGTTTACTTATAACATCCATATTCGAATTGAGAACTGGAATCCAGCTATTATTTTCATATACTATCATAGACCCTGTACATAAGACCCCGTTATAATTATATAAAGTTTGTTCTTCTACCTTAAACTTGACTAATCCTAATATAATATTGTTATCTGATAATTTATCGCCAATTTTACATTGTTTTATATTTTTTATATTACCCATTACATTAATCTTAGTATTACCTGCTACACCCCAATGATATAACATCTCCGTTGGATGTATGATTTGGTTGCTAACTATTTGGTTGCTAACTAATTGGTTGTTTAGATGATTTAATATTAAATTATACATTTTAGAAATTACATCTTTATTAGTAGTTTCTAAATAATCTGCGAATAATATATTATTTATATTAATTTTAGCGTTTGATGTAGAAAGGCAATATATATATTTTTTCTTATAGTTTATTATTGTAGCAAATGATGAATCTTCTACTCTTATCCATTTCCCATTTTCATTTACAAGATGACTCCCCGCTACAATAATATTATTTTGTAATAAATCATTACCTATATTATACTTATACATCTGTGTCCCCCGACTTGTGAATTTAAAAGTACCCAGAACTTTATTATTACCTTTCAATGTATCTCCTATTTTAATATTTTTAAGTAATATAGAAGTATTATCTGTTTCAATTTCAGTGTCTCCGTCAAAACAGAAGAATCGTAATACACTCCCAACAGTTCCATTCCATATAGTACTCATTGTATAAAACGCATATTTAAGAATTCCGAATAAATCAACAAACACATTAAATATACTTCCAATTATTGTTATAACCTTTTTAAACAACCACGCCAACCTAGTTTCAAGATTATATATTTTACTTAAAACACTCCCAAGTGTTTTTTCTAAACCATTCCTAATATGCATTATTGTATATCTAATATTTTGTATGTTATTTGAAATTTCTGTTACAATATCGGTTAATACATATATAATAGATGTAATAGGTGTTATAAATGTGGAAAAATATCCCTGAAACATCCCCAATTGACATTCTTTAAAATTCTGAGAAGCACTAACACCTCTGGGTCTTACTCCTGGAATTCCAGCCGCTAACATTCCGTGTGGTTTACATCTTTGATTTTTCCAATCTGTTTTTAATGCCTTTATTTTACTCGTCATTGCTATTCCTAAAATAGCAGCACTTGCTGTTGTGACCCCAATGCTAAATGTGAAATAAGGGAACACCATTAATATAATAAAATATATAATTTAATTAGTATTATCTTATTCGTTTATTTGTGTATAAATTATATATAAAAAATAAAAGTAAAATTATAAATGCAAAGAAACGTTATAGTTGATTATGAGAATACTAGATTAGTTAAAGATTTTAATAAGTTAACCGATAAAGAAAAGAAAGATTATATTGTAGGTTTTAAATTAGGACTTGGTCTTTCTAATATGCAAAATAATAAAAATGTTAAGTATTTTATTAATAAAATATTGAAATATGATTCTGCGTCTATTAAAAACGTAGACGGAGACCAAAATATTAATGAAAGCTTAATAAATAGTTTTGAAAAACTATTAAAAGAATGTAATATAGAAGACAAGAAACTTCTTATTAATTCTCTCGAATCATATATTAAGGTTGAAAAAAAATATACAGAATCGGTAGAACGTTTAAATGAATTGAAGCAAATTATAAATAAAAATATACAATTAAATCAACATAAAAACATATTTGATGCTCAGGTTAAATTTGTTAAACTTTCAGAGTATTATAAAAAAAGTCTCGATAATTCATATGTTGAGTTAAATACTCAAATTCAGACCATTAAACAAAATATTGACAATCAATCTAAAAAATCAGATACTACCATTGAACCCGTCGTAGCCCCTGTTGTAGAACCTGTTGTAGAACCTGTTGTTGTAGAACCTGTTGTAGAACCTGTAGTTGTAGAACCTGTAGTTGTAGAACCTGTTGTAGAACCTGTTGTTGTAAAACCTGTTGTAGAACCTGTTGTAGAACCTGTAGTTGTAAAACCTGTTGTAGAACCTGTTGTTGTAAAACCTGAAGTTGTAGAACCTGTTGTAGCCCCTGTAGTTGTAGAACCTGTTGTAAAACCTGTAGTTGTAGAACCTGTTGTAGCCCCTGTAGTTGTAAAACCTGAAGTTGTAAAACCACCCCCTAAGAAAAGAGGGAGAAAGCCTAAAAACAAAACACTTGATTTATCATAATTGTTCTAGAATAAATATATATATATATATATTTATATTATATAATGCCTCTCAAACAAACAACTGGGTCAAGAGCCCAAGTTATGCACGGAAACGCCACGAAAACCAGTGGTGGATTAACCAAATCACAACTCAAATACAATAAACAAGGAAAAATTGTTAGCAAGAAAGCATCAGCACTTGCTAAGAGGAATAATCGCCTAGTTAAGGCAGGATATAATACACAGAAGGGTGTTTTTGGTATTAGTATGAAGGGGGGGGTGAGAGATATTTATGAAAACGCAAGGCGTCTAAACCCACATATGGATAGTAGTATACCGCAAAGTATAAATCCAAGAGGTGGGGTTTTTGGTGATTCGAAAGTTAATGATATATCGAAAATAAGAGGTCCTCATGACCTATTTATATTATGTGAAAAGGGAAAATGGTTTACAAAAAATAAATCAACAATTTTAGTATATGCATATACTAGAGGTAGAGATCTAATACAATTTCGAATACCTGATATTCCTAATATTGACAATTATATACAAGAGCAAAAATTGAAAGGTCATAATATACATAAGATGACATGTGGTTTAAAATCAAATCAATATATAATTAAGGAGGCTTCTCGGGTTTTAGATAAATTAAAACGTAAGAATGAAAGAAAGGAGTTTAATCATTCGAAAACACCGTCAGTTAAAAAAAATATTTTTGAACCAAATAATCTGGATGAAAATATGAATGTCAATTTATTTAAAACTAATAAATCACCCAACCTTACACCTACTCAAATAAATGAACATAAACAACGAATAAATAATACATATCAACAGAGACTCGGTAAAACTCCTAACCCTCCACAATAACCTCCTCATCCATCTTACATTTAATAAATACCAGATTATCTTTGTCCTTTTCTGTTCCTAATTGACAGGGTTCTATAGTCGACCATTTAGTATCGAGTGGTAATAAACCCAGTGTCATATAGACGAATGACACTAATGCCGAACAGAAGAATGTATTTTCATTTTGGAGATTACCAATTTCCAATTTGTATTTAGCACGAACCCAGTGAAGTGGATTATCATCATATGGTTTATCGTGGATTATGGTATGTGCGTGTGTTAATTTCTTATAGAATTCCTCATTTCTGTTACAATGTAATTTTCTATAATATATCGTTCCACCATTATCTTTTAAAACATCTTCTAACTTGCGAATTTGAACGCCGAATTTAACTTTGTTTTGTTCTGCGTCTGGAATATGATCTAATCCAGTTGATTCTAAAAAATAAAGCCCTTCATCCTTGAATGAACCAAAATCAGGGTCTTTTATTATAATCCCGCAATGAGAATAACTACTTGAAGTGAAGTATTCGATAAATCGACTAAGTAAACTGCGATATTTAAATAGAAGCATATCCCCTGTTTTCAATGTATTAATATCAATATTGCCTAACATATAATATTTCTTATATTATTATTTTTAAATTCTAAAAAATAAATTCTAAAAAATAAATAATCTAAAATTATTTATTTTTATTATGTATATGTTATATACGATTGTTATAGCACTATATATAGTTGGTAATATATATAGAAAAGTGTAGATTAATTTTTTAATCTGACCATATTAGTATTATTTATGGAGAATATTTCAAGATTTTTATAATATTTCAATATAAATTTTGAGAATGTATTTGTTCCATATATTTTGTAATCAAAATCAGGATAATTTTTTAGTAATTCATCACTTATAAAAGATAAGTGATATCTCATACGAGGCTTTATAATATTATTTATAATAATTGAATATCTTGATATACTATATGTATTAGGGTCTGATATCATCGTTATTTTTTTTCTTTTTTTCATTGCTGGAGTTTTACTTAGTTGAATAGGTGATGTTATATTACTAAATTCTTCTTTCATCTTTAGAACACTAATTCGAGTATATTTATTACAAACAGGAACCAAACAACTCGTCATAGTACTATTTCCTATACAATGAACCTTTTTATTGTATTCTCTTATTTTATGTATGACGTGTCTGAAATCCGAATCAGATGTAATAAGATAAAATATATCAATATGTCTATTCGTATGTAAGTATTCCATCATATCCACACATATTTTATGGTCAACTGATTCTTTTCCTGCTATTTTATCAACCTGAATCTTATTTATTCCATATTTTTTTGATATATCAATCCATTTATATGAATTCTCATCGTTCCAATCACCATATACGTTATACACTATTATCGTCCCCGCTATTGTGAGTTCCTTACTTATATACGTATAGTCATTACTATTTATGTTCTCGCTATCAATAAAAACGGCAATCTTGTCGTCGGGCATATGTTATATATATGTTATAATATCTATATATGTTTATAAAATTTGATTTATATTTAATAGTAATATAAAATATAATGTCTTTTTTCGGTAAAATTTGCGTGATTGAACTAGATGATGTTCTACAAGAGAGATTATATGCGGCAGGTCACCGGACGACAGCACTTGAAGTTGAAAAGGCTGCTAAAAAAGCGGCTAAAAAGCAACAAAAGAATGCTGCGCCCCAAAAAAGACAGACTAAACGTAACAGAGAGTTGGCAACATACATCTCGGAATCGGAAACGAAAAAAGCAAAAGTTGCTTTGGATGGTCCAGTTGTTACACAAACCCCGATTGTAGACCCAATTCTGGCGCAGCTTTTCAATCAGCAACGCGTGTTGAAGGAAATGGAAGGTGGCAACCGAGACCAGCTCGCGGAGTGTGACGCTGAGATCGCAAGACGGAAACTCCTCCTTGAAGCACATCAAAAGGTACACCCCCTGTCTGACAAAGACGATGACGAAGACACCTAGTCAAATCGCCTCGTATTTATAAACACCAAAGCAAAGTTTTTAACTATATAAAGTATTAACTATACATATAAAGTAATTAACAAAATGAATAGAACATCTCTATCAACTATGAAACCACATATCGATATTTTTACAATTCCATATTTCTGTATAATCCTATTAGTATTTATTTATATGATATGTCAGTGTAATACACCCCCCAAACAGCAAAAAATTAGGCGTGAGTTATATATGAAGGTGTAATATTAAACAGATTTGCCCGTTGGAAATGACGGAATACCACGAGCCATTTCAAACATCCACGCATTCTCTCCTTCATTGCGTGGGATAGTGCTGAGGGTTGGATTATAATTAGGTTGTAATGGCATTGTGGTTAAAGACCATCTCTTACCCGGACATTCTTTAGATGCCATAGCAATAGGTGTATAAATGCCGTTTTCATTCCATTCCCAGCTGTATTCAGTACAAGGCCATTGTTCTTTATTTTTTGGCATTGATTTCAATTGAATCCATTTATTTCTTATTTTTGATTTTTCTATATATGGAGTATGTTCTTTGTGAATCCACGTATGATCCAGTATTTTATCTTTAGTTGCGTTAACCCCAACACCAAGACATTTACGATTAGGATTAACAACCAGAGAACTATTGAGAACTTCAATAGTATTAATATACATATATTTGGGATGTAATCTATCAGGTATGCGAATCGAACTATCACCTATAACATCACACGCGGTTGGGATAACTTCTGTTGGAAGTGGAATTCGTTGTCCTCTGGATGGAATACCAATGTTATAAATAGGGAATATTGAACCGAACACATCATATAACTTATTTTGTCTAAGGAATTTCTTATAATTTTCATCTGGGAAAACTATAACATTAACCTTGACGTGAAGCATTATCATATGTGTTACATCTTCAAGGAACATATCATATACAAAATTATATATATTACGGCGGTCTTTAAGAACTGCTATATTACCATATGTCGTATGGATAAAGCTGAATTTCTTTGATTTGTTTAATATATCAACTACTAACTCTGTTATAGGCTTAACGTCATCTTTTAAATATTCGTCCGTTGTTCCGGGTATGTATTTATCTACTACGCAGGGTGATTTGAGAACAAGTTTTTTCTTTTGACTTGCGTTCTTTAATATTCCTAGTAATGAACGTGTAAGATATTGCGTATTATTCTCTTTTTCTAAATCCACCGATTTACAGAATAATTTAAGTATATTGAATTTTTCTAAAAATTTGTTTGTAGCACCACATTTTGATAAAATGACGTATAAGACAATTAGGACTATTAATAGGAATAGCGCAGGTGAAAATTTATTATTCATTATTAACATAATATAATATATTATTTACGTTGAATATATTATAAAAATCGATGGTAATTAATATAAGATATGTATTCGAAGTGTAAGATGAGCGAGCGCAAACGAAAGCAGACTGGTCCTGCTAAACGGGAAGAAGAGGACGACGCAAAATGTGCGAAACGGATGCGTGCTACCGCAAAAGCAGAAGCAAAAGCAGAAGCAGAAGCAAAAGCAGAAGCAAAAGCAGAAGCAGAAGCAAAAATGATGGAGTTTGTACGTAAACTAAAAGAAGCAGTCATCGCAGACAAATATGCGATGACTGCTATCGCTACTGCTGGTGCTGCTGCTGATGAGGCAGACTTCATATCCGACATCAGCTCCGGTATCGACTTCGGCGACGACTTCGATGACGATGGATTGGGTGCGTTGGAAATGATCTTATCCACTGACGCATAGCTGAGTGAATAAACGCCCCGCCACACATTATAAATCACTTAATAAACCCACTTGGTAATAACTCTCCTAATGTATATGTCATAACTTCATTATTGGTCCCTTGTGTATATATAATAAAGTCTTGAGTAAAAAATTCACTTAATACCTGACGACAAGCACCACAAGGTGTTATAGTCTCTGCTGTATCTGTTATAATAATCATATATAGCGCATCTTTCATATCAACTCCATTAGTAATTGCATTTGATATACAACTTTTTTCGGCACATGTAGTAAGAGAATAAGAACAATTTTCTACATTAATTCCATAATAATTTCTATTAGGAAACACCAATGATGACGCAACATTGAATTTAGAATAAGGCGAATAACAATTTGATAGATATGGTTTTAGTATATTTATATTATCGGATAACATACAATTTATAATAATTATTATTATATATATATATTAATAATAATACGATTATTATATAAATCTTATTATATAAATCTTATTATATAAATCTAATTATAGAAAATGTGTCACGAAGTATATATCCTGATGATATTATGTATTGTATATATAATATGGGGTCGATTAATAACGTGTTAGATTATTTAAGTTTCATAAAACATTCATTACATAAAACCGAATGAGAACATTCAGGTGAATATATCTCAATATTACGTTCAAGGCAAGCACAACATTTTTCGGCATTTCCTTTTAGTTTCATTGCTTTATCAATACTATTTTCAGACCGACAACAAGGACATTTATAAGTAGTCGGTGTTGTAATAGTCGGTGTAAATACCTCTTCTGAATTTCTAATAAAATTATAATATAAATCTGAATGATCTGATTCAACTCCATATTGACCCCAATTATCACTATGCATATAAAGTGTATCAATAGTATTATTTTTTAATCTAATATATAACATACACCCCATACCCATATATTGTGATGTAAAATAATTATTGGATTGTCGATTTAGTGTTGTCGAGTAATCTTCCAATAATCGAACTTTTTCTTCTAAATTTATATTATAACATCTTTCTGCGTCTGGTTGAGATTTTATAATACAATCATTCGACCGATGATTCTTATGACATTTATGACAATGATGACCCTGTGTAGTATGATTCCATTTCCATTTACAATCGATGTGAGTACATTGTAGACGAGGGGGTAGTTTATCATCTTTATATTTCAATAAATCATTAATTAGCAGTGTATTTCCACACTCTCCTCTCCCGTGTCCATATTTATTACAAGTCCCGCACTTATGACCTGAAGTTGTATGAAGATTATTAAATCGGCAATTTTTAACGTGGCAATTCATATATATATATATAATAGTATTGTGTTGTGTTTATACTATTGAAGCCAAATGACAATCCAAATGACAATCCAAATGACAATCCAAATGACAATCCAAAGTCAAATGTCAAATTTATTATATTTATTTATAAAAATGGATTATACTGCTGAATTCGCATCCAATAAAATCGTTATTATTAATGATTTTATTGATCCAAACCAAGCAGAAAATATATATCATTTTCTGAGTTTAAAACCACCAAATATGTGGACATCGACAACTTGCTTTGATAATGTAAAAGCTGATATACCGACCACGACATCAAAAAAAGAACAAATACAGAAAAATATTAAGAAGGCTACTAAGGCATTTAATAATAATAAATTTGCCTTTTCATTCGAACGAACATTGAATGACCATCCATTTCAATGTAGATGTGTTGAATGTTATACCAAGTATCTATTCAAAACACCCGCAACACTTGACAAAATAAGACAAATAACTAATATGGATATTACACAAGCACACGATATATTTATAAGTAAATATTCATATGGTAATTTTCTATCAGTACATAGTGACCGAAATAATGGAAGAGTAGCATTTATATTAAATTTATCAAAAGATTGGAAACCTGAATATGGTGGATTATTACACATATTGGATAATAAAAGGGAAAATGTAATTCGAACAATTGTCCCACATTTCAATACTCTTACATTGTTCTATATACCCCCCGAAATTGGCATACCGCATTTTGTATCACATTTAAATATTAAAAATAAAAATCGCTTTGCCATAACAGGATGGTTTTCTTAGACTTTTTTTATTCTACCTAATAAATTATAATATATATAACATAAGATATATATGTTATATATATCTTATGTTATCTGATTATTATTTTCTATTATTAACATTTTTCACTTGTAAATTCTCAGTATATTTATGGAATATAAAAGAGACAGAATTAAGTGTTGGGAAATTCATAATTGATATTATAATGATTATAAGTGGTATTTCATCGTGTTTATTCTTAAGTATTGCGGTTAACATATTTGCGAGTAGATATGATACTCGTCGATTGGAATAGAATATATTTTTAATAGCAATATGGATTTTTAATAGAATATATTTTTAATAGAATATATTTAAATATATTATATATACTAAAATACAGATGAATAGTAAAAAGTTTTGGAAAAAACAAGAAGGAGATTGGGTAATCCAATCAAATAATATTCTATCTAATTCTATTTCTACATTATATGACATTGTTAAAGATGATACATCATATCCTTTTAGTGAGATTAATTATACTGAAATGACTGATTTAATAAATCTCAATATGTTAAACGAACCTTATGTATTAGAAGCAATACATAAACGATATAATAATGATGATATATATACTAATTGCGGTAATATACTTCTGTCTGTTAATCCATTTAAGTATACCCGATTATACTCTGATGAATATAAATCCAAATATGTTACGATGTTTGATTCGGTAATTAATACGGAATCGCATATATATAATATAGTTAATACCGCATATAAATATATGACGGCAAATGGAAATAACCAATCTATTCTTATTAGTGGTCAGAGTGGTGCGGGTAAAACACAATCTACGAAAATAATAATTGAATATCTTATATATCTTGTTGATTCATTACACCGCAAACAAAGTATAGATTTGAGTGATATTATAACATATTCGGAAAACAACGACTCATCCAAATTATCAGATGATATATCTATTATAAGTTATAGTTCTGATGGGATGGCAGATTTAACTGAGTATATTGATATTGGACCAATCACATCATCTCAACAAGAATTACATACATCATATGATATTTCGGGGGTCTTTAATAACGATTTATTAAATAATATAGTAAATTCGAATCCTATATTAGAATCGTTTGGGAATGCCAAGACTATTAATAATAATAATTCGAGTCGATTTGGTAAGTTTGTTAAAATTATGTTTAATAATCTAGATGAAATAATCGGGTGTAATATAGAAACATTCCTATTAGAAAAAGTTAGAGTTTTAAGTCAGTTTAAAGAAGAACGGAATTTCCATATATTCTATGAATTTATAGAGGGTCTTAATAATAATGAGAGGGATGAATTTTATATAACTGATATTGAAAACTATCCAAGTATTACTGATTTGAATAGTAGTCTCCTTCAAACTAAATCAGACATTAAGAATTTTAATAAACTACTACAATTATTAGACCAAATTAATATTGAGGCTGTCACAATAAAACATATATATACTATACTATCTTTTATACTTAATCTAAGTAGATGTTCTTTTAAATTCAATATTAAAACACTGGATATATTAGCGTCTTTAATAAATAAAGACCGATGTGACAAGAATGACAAGAATGACAAGAATGACGACGGGACTAATATTATTGAATCAAATTATATATACTCCAAGTTATATCAACGAGAATTGGTAATAAATGATGAAAATATAAAGATTGACTTAACTGAAAGTGATTTTTATCAAATGCGGAACTCACTATGTATGAAGTTATATAATACTTTATTTGAATATATAGTATCGGTCGTTAATATGAAACTTAATGTAGTGAGTAATAAATATATTGGTATATTGGATATATTTGGGTTCGAATCACTTGAAATAAATAGTTTTGAACAACTATGTATAAACTATGTAAATGAATCACTACAATCTCAATTCAATAAATATACATTAGAGCATTCTCAAAAAGAATATATCGACGAGGGGATTAAATGGGACTATATTGAATATAAAGATAATCAAGAATGCCTTGACCTAATAGTTGGAAGACCGGGTGTATTAGATATATTAGACGAACAATGTAAAGTTGGTGGAACACATGAGACATTCCTTAATAGAATGAATAATAATAATGTATTTATAGATAGTCGATACTATACATATGATAATATAAAAAAGAATGCGTTTTATATTAAACATTATGCTGGGAAAATAAGATATACCACAACTGATTTCTGTATTAAGAATAAGGATACAATTAGTAATGAAGTTGTTGATATAATCAATCATTTTACATTATTTAAATCAGATGATTTAACTTCCAAACGCGTAAATAGTGTTATTAGGTCTAAAAGTGTTTCATATCAATTTAAACAACAGATGAAGGATTTAATGAATGTAATAGATGAAACGAATGTTCATTATATTCGTTGTTTTAAACCGAATAATATTAATAAAAGTAATGTTTTTAACAGGATAAAGATATTGGAGCAATTGAACTATAATGGTATATTAGAAACAATTAAAGTATCGTGTAATAGCTTTCCTATCAAATATTCATATTGGGAATTCAATGAATTATATTTATTTAGTAAATATGATAATGATCGACTTTTACGACCTAATATTGAAAATGATAATATATTTGATATATTTAATACATCCATAATAAAAGGCAAAGCATCTAAACATAAATTAACCCGAACACTACTAAAGGGTGTGAAACCACAAGAAGAATATTTAGAGTATCAATTTGGTAAAACTAAGATATTTTTAAAGTCTTGCGCATTTAATAGATTAGATAAATATAGAAATTCTATTATTTATAAATATGCGAATGCCATTCAGACTTATTATAGAAGACGAGTATATCATATAAAGTATATTAATATGAGAAATAGTATAAAAAGAATACAATCAGTTGGTCGTTGTTATTTAATGATTTCGAAACATCAACAATTAATATTCAATGTGATAAAAATACAAGCATTTTTTAGAAGATTGAGATGTATTCATATAATAAGTGCTAATAAATTATATAGAGATGAAATAGTTAAAGTAGAAAATGAATATAAAAAGCGTGTTGTCAATATACAGAGTTTTATAAGAATGCGATTACAAATAAATAGATTTAATGTTATTAAATCCAAGTATGAAAAGTATTCTAATAGTAATTCGGATACTAATAGTAATTCAGATACTAATAGTAATTCAGATACTAATAGTAATTCAGATTCTTATAAGTTATTAGACTATAGTGAATTACTCAATAAATATATAACCGAAATAAGTGATAATTTATGTAATAATACTACAATAGATGAATTACGTAAGACAACTCGAAAAATGTCAGATGAGAATAAATTATTAATAAAACGTAATAATGTATTATCGCGAATTAATACGAAATTAACAGAAGATAACAAGTCATATATTGAATGTGTTAAGATTAATATTGAAAAGAGAATTGAATTATTATATAAAGTAGATGACTATAAGATTAAAAATCAGATAATGGTAAGGAAATTCAATGATATATATAATAAATTATAATTCCGATATGTGCTATACTTACATATCAATATTTAAGTCCCCTTTAACTTGAATATGATATTCTATATTATTTAATAGTGATTTCGTTTGATTTATTAGAGCATCTGGTATCGGATTATTTATATACTTTATTGTTTTTATATATATATTATTTGGTGCCCTATATTGCTCTTTATTATTGATATAATGTCCGTATTTAATTAAAGCATTTCGTTCAAACATAGCATCCCCAACTGATATTATATTGTTTATATGTTTATGTGTTATATTCATATATCTATTTATCGTATCATAAAAAGTTATATCTTTCCATTTTTCATAATTATACATTTGCCGACTATTTGCGAACTCTCTTGCGGATATAACTGGGATATTCGTATATTTTAGATATTGATATAATCGATACATATACTTTTTAGCAGAAGCATATATCCATTCTGTCGCCGCGTTTGTTATAATTAGCACATGACCTGACTGACGTGATTTTTCCAATAGTCTAATGTTGAACCTTTCAATTATTGAAAACTTATTAGTCTGAAAGTCCGCTATGCGATGAATATATGAAGTTGGAAATAGTGTATCATCCCAATCATATATAATAAGTGTATTCATATAACTATATAGATATTATAATTCGTTCTATAATTCGTAAGTATTGCTATTTGCGGGGATTTATATTTTATAAAGATGAATTACATATAAGACAATGATTACATATTAAATAAAAAGAAAAGAAATAACATTTTTACATAAGCATATTAAGATATGACCGCAACTCTCTCATAAATAGTCTTGGGTATTTATCACCCGACATATTATCAATATATTTTTGATTATCTTCGAATAAATCTGGATTCTCTGGGTCAATTGTGTTTGCTTTCAAGTATAGTTTCTGAATGTTATATACAAGAACTTTCTTGATATAATACCCGTCCATATCATCAACCCATTTTCCATTATTCCAATATTGGTATTTCCTTGCGCTAATACTCTTAATCGGAGATGAATAATTCACATTCTGACCATCATTGTATTTTACCATATAATATTCTGCAAAAACCTTAACATCTGCTTCGATATTTCGAGCATTCATTAATTTAACAATCTGTTTCTTATTCATACTAATATCAAGTTTCTCTTTTAGGATTGACCTAAGTTCATCGCTTAACATCGGTTTATCTGTAATGGTTTTCTCAATAATTTCAATTCTTTTGTCCAATGTATCGAGTCTACCGGATACTTCTCCTATTTTGGTTATAAATAGAGATGTTAACTCATCAAATCTAGAGTTGATGAGGTCATTTACCGAATCTAATGTGATGGATGTCATATAATTATATATAAAATATTAAATCAATTTTTGTTTATGTTGTTATTTTTGTTTATGTTGTTATTTTTGTTTATGTTTATGTTGTATAAAAACTAATATAATATATATATATATATATATATTATATGCCTCATATAATATCTAACACGCGACGAAAAAAACATACTAAAAAAGCTAAAAAGGTTAAAACATCTAAACAATCATTATTTGATTATATTCAAACAGCAGGGGAGTCTCCGTATTTTATTATGTTAGCGCAAGACCAAATATCAAATAAAGACCAAAATACAGATAAATATGATAAGAATATTATATCCCCTTTATCAGGACATGAACCAAAATATGAACCAGATAGATGGAATACAAAAAATAATATCAAGAGTACTCATAATTGTTTTTCATATGCTTTAAATCAACTCGTTTCTCATCGAATGAATAAGCCACAACCCGGTTATTTCTCAAAACACCCACATATAAGTAATAATGATTATAATTGCGGCGCATTTTATAAACGATTGAAGAGTGATATACCATCTCTTTATAGAGCAAAGTTTGGAACTAGATGTAAGAAGGGGTATTATAAAGTATTCTTGGCGGTGGATAATGACACGTCAAAGGATACTGATTATCATTTTTATAGACAGGATAGTAATGGAACGTGGTCTCACAAACCCGGTAGAACAAATGTAACAAATGTTGATGCTAATGGTAATATTATAATTAACCCGACGTTGGCAAGTCGGAAATATGATTATTATAATTATAGCCTTGATTGTGGTTATTTCTGTATGAATACTAAATTATCTAGGTCTGTTTCTTAACGTAAGAGGTATTATTCCGAATAATATATAAAATTTAAATAATATATATTAATATATTATAACAGAAACATGCTATACATTGTAAACTCAGTTGTTGCCACACAAGAACAAATTAGTTCACCAAAAGCATTTACAGCGGAGAAGAACACTGAACCTACCAAAAAGAAGAAGAAGAAGAAGAAGGGCGGATATGCTGCTATGATGAGTGAGGCAATGAAACCTCACGACAATTCAGACGACTATCTACAACATATCAACTCCGTTACAGGAGGGGGTACATTCTCAAAACTAGACAAAATTTGAGCTTTGGAGTGTTTGTATCTTAGATACAACCATTCGGATTTTTTCTTTGAGACGCTTCTTTTTCTTTACTTTATCAGAATTTGTTATAGAGCTATGATTTATCTCATGATATTCATCCTTTAATTTTATAAATACTTCTTTTGATCTATTAACTATTTCGGATTTTTTCCTATTATCTAATTCTTGCTCTTCATTGGTAGGATTGTTTCTATTCTTGGCGTTTCTATTCTTGGTGTTTCTATTCTTGGTGTCTTTATTCTTGGTGTCTTTATTTTTATTTTTATCTTTATTATTGTTATTGTTATTAACCTCAACCCCTAATATATCAATTGCTTTCTGACAAGTCACGTGTATAAATGCGTAGTATCCCAATAAGAATTGAAGAGTGTATTTTTGTATTGCGTCGGTTTTTGTAGCTGTGTATATATCCTTGTCTTTTAAAAACTTAAACCCTTTTATTGTGTACTTGCTAGTATAGTCTTTTAAGATTCTATCAAATTTATCGATAGCTTTAGATGTTAATTTCCTTTTCTCGTCTATTTCTGTCTTTTCATTCAATTCCATTATAATTTTCGCCCCTATATATGGTTGTGGTAAATTGTCATCCTTAGAATACCCAGTGTATAAATATGGATAACAATGTTTTAAAATACTAGATAAAGTGGTGTCAGTATCGGTGATAGTTATATCAGTTAATTTTACTTTAAAATATTCACGAATTATATTTTTAAATGTTTCACTATTAACATCTGGCGGGGTTTTCTTTTTATTAGGGTGGTCTTTGTTTGATTGTTTCTTCTTTTTAGGATCCCCCCCACCCTGACCCGATCCCCGACCTTTACCACTGCCTTTACCTTTCTTTTTTTCCCCCTGTGAAGTTTTTTCTTTAAACTCGGGTATTTCATCAGTGAATGGGTGTTTGATTAACTGATTAAATTTATCAGGTGATTTAAATATTTCTAATATATTCTTGTCTTTTCCTATTAAAAACATAGCAATACATATTAAATATTCCCAATATAAAATTTCTTTATTGAATTTTGAACCGCTATCATCTGTAAAATATCCTTTTATAGTATTTGGTTTTATATTATCTGGTTTACTTGTATTTATTTCCCTATCGGTCTCATTAACGCCATCTTTATATATACTAAATTCGTCAGGTCTATTGCCAATACTAATATCATTATTATAATTAGAATTATAGTTATAATTAGATAGTGAGTTATTAGATTTATTAGATTTATCTATCGACCTAGTAATAATCGCCTTTGCTATTAATAATGATATATTATATCCTGAACTATTACTACCTAAATGAACAACTTTATCTATTTCAATTAAATTAGCAAACCCCCATTTAATTTGTCCATTAACTCTTAAATCTTTATTACTCACTTTTATTTCACTATATGTTGTCTTTAATTGATGAAGAACTTCATTAGATTTTTTTAAAATTCCTTTCAGATAATCTGAAATTCTTTTATATGAATCATCATTTGGTTTTTCTTTGTATATTTTAACTTTTTTAAATATATTTTCCCTTATTCTATCCGTTAGGTTAATCTCTTTTAACACATCGTCGAATTCACCCAGAAACTTAATATATTTCATTAAGTCAGTTTCAGATAGAGGAGGCTTCTTATTAGGTCCTTTCTTATTTTTAGTATTGTTTATATCCCCGTGTTTATCTCTATCATCGTGTTTATCTCTATCCCTGTGTTTATCTCTATCCCCGTGTTTATCTCTGGTATCGCGTTTATCTCTATCCCCGTGTTTATCTCTATCCCTGTGTTTATCTCTGGTATCGTGTTTATCTCTATCCCTGTGTTTATCTCTATCCTTGTGTTTCTTTTTTCCCCCCTTTATTTTATCTAAAAATAGATTTGTCATATAATATATGTCATATAATATTATATAATGTCATATAATATTATATATAATATGTCTAACTAATCCATTTTGCGATTCGCGCGGTATGTAATAACATATCACATCTACTCTTCTTCCCGCTATCTTTCAGTTTTCTTTTAATATAAGCACAATATTCTTTTAATTTAGTTTTTGTCTGAGACTCGTCACCCCAACTATGTTTAACACCTTTGTTATATGCCGTTTCATCTGATAATATACTATCAATCTTTTTACGTAAATGTGAAGATGAAAGTTTTTTCATTTTCATTATAGTTTTATGGTCGATTGCCCTCCATTTAGCATTCCGTTTCATTTCACCTAAATTAGAACCAACTAATATATATCCCGTAGAACTCATGTGTTTAATTCCCTTAGACCCGTTAATCTTACCACCATCTATAATATCACCCTTCCCTATTTTCCCCTGTAATGCTACATTTAATATATTAAATAATCCATAACTATCTTTTCCTATAGACGTTTCTTTTATATATGGAATATATATAGTTTTTCCTTTTATTTTTTTATGAATTGCCATTAATCTTGGATATTTCTTTAACAGAAGCTTCGAATTTATATTATCTGATGAATTCGATGAATTCGACGAATTCGACGAATTTGAGTTCGATGAATTCGATGAGTTCGACGAATTTGAGTTTGATGAATTTGAGTTTGATGACTTCTTTCGTTTTTTCTTAGGACGAGAATCATTTGACGAATTATTATTATTAATATCTCTATCTAACTCTTGGGTAAATTTATTAATATCATTTAATAATGTATTAAGTTTATCTTTTTTGGGAGACCGCGTGTTATAATTTGTATTAATAGTATTTGTATCTAATCCTAATAACTCGTCCAATGCGTGTATCTCTAAAGGGTCTTCGTTGTTTTCTGGTATTTCTTTATATAACTCTGTGCCAATATCATCCAATTCATACAATTCAATATATTTATCTATAAATGAAAATGTTAAATGTATTCTAGTATATTTATACTTTAATTCTATAACTTCTCGTTGATTATATTTAGTATTTTTACCCAACTTTAATGCTTTATTTATTATAAATTTACGCTGATGATATAGAGTTTTATATAAGGCTTTTAATTTAGTATAGTTTGAATTAGTAGACGGGTTACTTAATAAATTAAATACTTTACGTAGGGACGGGATAAATATATGGTTCTCTTGTAATTCAACCAATTTACTTATAGCTCTATAACCTGAATCTGTAACTTTCTTCCTGCCACTTAGTTGTGTTTCATAAACATCTAGTGATAATCTAAAAATATAAGGTTCTTGACAGAATCCACCCATTTCAATTGGCTTACCTGTTGTATCTTCTTGAAACATATATAAAAGTTTTTCTATTTCATCTGATTTTAAAAACGAATATTTATTCATATAATGAGTTGTTCGTATATGCTCTTCGTCTAATTTTTTATAATCTTCTGCCTTGCTAAATCCATATTGTCCTTTTCCTTTTTTTGTGACAACATTTATATATTTAAATAGAACAAGGCGTAATAAATTATCTAAACTATTAATACTACTTGTTATGTTTGAATCCAATTGTTCTAATTCTTTAGTTGAAAATATACCATCGTCTATATTATTAATATAACGATCTTTTACTTTCTTAAGACACATAATAGTTAATTGAAATATTTCAAATAAGTAAGGACCAATGATTTTATGATTGGTGCGATTTGAATTATCATTTTTTAACACATTCGGTTTTTTTACATATGTAAGCCCTTTTAGTAATAACTTATATTCCGCCTTAACATTTGTTTCGGTTTTATTCTTAGCATTATATGGTTCAAATAGTTTTAATATATCCAACTTACTTAAATCAATTGTAATGTCTGCTCCCGAAGCCGGGTTACACTTATCAATTATTAATTTTATTAATGCCGCAATAGACTTAATATCACCTATCCCGTGCTTCTGCATATTTAAGTATTTCCAGCACATAGCACTCGATACAGATGCTTCTAAATTATTAGTACCAAGTAAATTACCAGTACCAAGTAATTTAGTTTTATTGGCAGTATGTGATTCATTATCAATTATCGTTTTTATTACCGGTTTTATAACGAGATTAAAGGCACTATTATATGCCGCGTAGTCTTCGTATGATTTACTTGCTGGAACAACGGGTAATTTACTATTTCTAAGAGGGTTCAAACTATTATAAACGAAATTCTGTGATATCTTATTGAATGAATTCTTTTGAACCTGTTCTTTCTTTTGTAGTGAATCTCTTAAATCTAATAATTTTCCTATATTATAATCGGACCCATTATCTTCTGTTACTAATTCGGCAAATACATCCTTTAAATTGCCAAAATTTGTTTTATTATTTGACTTTGGATTATCCACAATAGACTTGGTTAAAAGATTTGTTATTGTATTCGTGGATTGTGTAAAGTAATTTTTTTCTTCATATTCATCTAATTCATATTGTTCTAATAATTGAATGCCATTTTCATCCAACCACATATTATCATTTTCCATATAATATATATATATATATTATATGATTTGTTAAAGAAAAGTATAAGCAGTTTCTATGATGTTTGTTTAAAATTTGATATCCATAAACCACTGGATATTCTGTTCTTAAGATATGGCAATCCAGTATTCTCTGTAATTACACTTTCTGTAGTTGTTCTCTTTGCTCTATTTATTCTAACACCTGAACTATTAATGCTGTTTACCTCATTCGATGCTTTTTTCCAAAATAATTGACCGGATGTAGTTAATTTAATAGTATCACTATATTTTAATAAACTCGGTATCTTATGCGGTTTCTGCTCTCCCATCTTTGTTTTTTCATCATCATATATTTGGTCGTATGATAACGATCGATTTTTCACTAATATTCTATGAACATCTCTTTGTATTGCCTCTATAAAACCCACTTTAGTCTGACCTTTTACAATACTATTTAATGCGCCGAGTTGAATGGGTAATAATTTATTGCTTTTTTTATACTCGTGTTTTGTACTATTATTACTCTTAAAATAATCTGAAAATGTTTTACCATTAAAAATTTTACCAACGTTATCATTTGATATATTATAATAAAAGCCTTCTGTATTAATTATGCGTATTTTTTCTGGTTTTAAATCGGTAGGTGGTTTAATAGTTGTACATATACCATTTTTAGCTTTTTTTGGTGTTGTTTTCATTAGACATGGTATTATACTCCCGTCTAATAAATTATATAATATGAAGGACCTTAAATATTTTGGTTTCCGTGCCATTTTTTTACCAAATTCTACGGATACAACTGATAGTATCCAAGTAGTTTTTCCGTCGGGTGATTCTAAAAAATTTTTAAACTTATCAAAATCTGGATCAATTTCAGATGGATTTGGATTTGGTGGTGGTTTATTACTATCAGAAGGTATATCAGTAACATTAAACATTTTTTTTAAAAATGTTTGTATTTCCTGTTTTGCGAGTAAAGCTTTTATGTTTAACTCATCCTCTGGCATTCCTAATATATAATATATATATATTATAATTACTTAACCAACTAAATATTTGTTGAACTAAAACATTATATATATATATATTATAATTACTTAACCAACTATATATTTGTTGAACTAAAACATTATCTATCTATATCTTATAATGACTAATATAACAACTGGTTTATTAAAGAATAAAACTAGATATCTTCTTGTAAATACTAAATGTAATAAATCGGCAACTATTATGTTTTCAGTTAAAGTTGGGTCTCGTGATGAAAAAAAAGGCATCAGGGGAATATCTCATTTTATAGAACATATGCTTTTTAAAGGAACAACTAAAAGAGAAGATTCAAAGGCAATAAGTGACGATTTATATAAGTATGGTGCTGAATTCAATGCCTATACTCATTGTGAAACGACATCATATTATGCTAAAATTGATTCTAATCATATCGTTGATGCTATAGATGTTTTGTCTGATATGTTATATAATTCTAAGATAACAACACCAGATATAAATACTGAAAAAAGAGTCGTTATAAGTGAAAATAAGAAAAATCGGTCTGACCCGAAATCATTAATTGAGATTATTAATATATGTCAAATATTCAAGGGAACTTCATATGAAATTGATACAGGTGGATATGATAAAGATATTAATGCTGTTACTAGAAATTCTATAATGAAATTTATGAAATTATTCTATGACCCTGCTAATATTGTAATAACCATTGCGGGTAATTACCAGTATTCTAATGTAAAAATGAAACAGATTCTTAATAAATATTTTGGAGAAATAAAATCAAATAATTCTATAAATAATCCAAAGATAGAAAAATTCTTAGAATTACCATCTACATTTAAATATAAACATAAAGTTAGAAAAGATGTTTCTCAGGGATTTATTTCTATCGGATTTCCAGCATATAATATGAATAATAAAAACAGATATTGTTTGGAAATTATCAAAACATTTTTATGCGGAAATATGTCATCGCGTCTATTTATCAAATTGCGAGAAATTGAAGGACTTATATATAATATAAGATGCGCGTATGATGAATTTAGTAATGTGGGTTCTTTTAACATAATATTAGGAACTTTTGGGGACACCAAGAGTATTATGAAATGTATTACAATTATTATAAAGGAACTGAATGATATTAAGACGAATGTTATAAGTAATGATGAATTACAAGATGCTATTAATTATATAGTTGGAAATTTTAAAATTAATGAGGATAGTTCGGAGGTTGCTAGTTTCTATTCGGAACTTATCTTACATAAGAATAATGTAATAAAGAATAATAAAATAACATATACAGAAGATACATATTTATCTAATATAAAAAATGTTAAATGTAAAGATATAATAGAAGTGGCGAATAGTTTATTTTCATATAATAAATGTAATATTTGTATATTATCTAAACAATCTATTAAGGCGGCGGGTATTAGAAAAGTTGTTCGAGATTTTATTTGATATAATAAAATTCGATATAATAAAATTCGATAGAATAAAATTCGATATAATAAAAATTGAATAAAAAATATATAAAATAAATAATATACTAAAATATAAGATGTCACAATTCTACAAAGAACTACTCAATACAAAGAATACCGAGGAAGTTGATTCAATTCAATTCGGTATATTTGACCCTGAATTAATTAGAAAAGGGTCTGTCTGTAATATTCTTACATCTGATATATATGATGGAAACGAACCGAAGGTTGATGGACTATTTGACCCAAGAATGGGTGTAACTGATTATAGTCGTCTATGTGCTACTTGTAATAATACGATTGATATGTGTCCGGGTCATTTCGGACATATTGATTTGGCGGTTCCAATTTATCATATCCACTTTCTAGGGAGTGTTATGAAATTGTTGTCGTGTGTGTGTTTTAAATGCTCGAGTATTTTGATTAATAAAAAGGATGTTGATATGGTAACAAAAATTATGAGTAAGACAAAGAAGCACGAGAGATTTTCATTCATTAAAGAAAATCTTTCTTCTAAGAAAAAATGTCATGAATGTAATATTAATCAACCCGGTAAATATGTTAAGTCTATGTCTGATAAATATGAAAATACAATGGGTAGTATTATCAACATCTGGGCTGATTTTTCAGATACATCGGACGATAGTACAAAAGCTAAACAATTGCTTTCCCCTCTTATTTGTCAACAGATTTTCAAGAGAATTTCGGAGGAAGATTGCGAATTACTTGGGTTTTCCCATAAATATAGTCGTCCAGAATGGATGATTTGTTCTGTACTACCTATTCCACCGCCATCTATGAGACCATCTATTAGACAAGATAACAATCAGCGTTCAGAGGACGATCTTACATTCGCGTTAGTTCATATTGTTAAATGGAATAATAAGGTAAAGACAATTCTCCAGACCAATAAAGAATTTAAACATATCAATGGTTATATTAGTTGTCTCCAGTATTATGTAGCAACTTATATTGATAATCAAATATCTAATATCCCATCTCATCTTCAGCGTTCAGGCAGACCTCTTAAGGCATTGTTTCAGAGATTGAAGGCAAAGGAAGGAAGAATTCGGGGAAATATTATGGGTAAGCGAGTTGATTATTCGGCTAGATCGGTTATTTCTGTTGATCCAAATATTCGAATCGACCAATGGGGTGTTCCACAGAAAATTGCTATGAATCTAACTTTTCCAGAAACTGTTACTAAATACAATATTGATAAGATGTATAAATTGGTAAGAAACGGACACGCTAAATATCCGGGTGCTAATACTATTATTAAAATGACTTCTAACTGCTATGGTGATCCATCGCCTTGTACTTTCTCGTTGAAACACGTTGATTTGAATGGAGTTAAGCTAGAATATGGGGATATTGTTAATAGGCATTTGTTAGACGATGATGTATGTCTATTTAACAGACAGCCATCTCTTCATCGAATGAGTACTATGGGGCATCGGATTAAGATTATTAAAGGAAATACATTCAGACTTAATGTATCAGTAACAACACCTTATAATGCTGATTTTGACGGAGATGAAATGAATATGCACGTTCCACAATCATATCTAACTTCTGAGGAATTGAAACAAATTGCTCTTGTCCCCACCCAGATTATTAGTCCTGCTGACTCGGCTCCGATTATTACGATTATTCAGGATACTTTGGCGGGTGCTTATATGTTGACGAAGTTTAAGCAAGAGATTAGTAAGCGTGAGATTTTCAATCTTATGATGCGTAATAAGAATTTCACAGGTGAATTACCAGAACCCAGATATGGCAAATACTGGAGTGGACAGCAATTGTATTCATTGATTATTCCTAATATTAGCGCCACTCTTAAAAATCGTAATGAAGTATCAAGTACATCTACTCTTGTAATCGAGAATGGGAATATTATTGGAGATGGTGTTATTGATAAGAAAATTATTGGAAGTACTGGATTAATTCACGAAATTCATAATATTCTAGGGGTTAAAAAATGTCAGGAATTCCTAGACCAAACTCAAATGGTTATTACAAGATGGATGGAAAAGAATAGTTTTAGTATTGGGGTGGATGATGTTCTATTGGATAAAGAAGTAAGAAGTAATATATCTAAAATTCTAGATGAGGGTATCGCCGAAAGTAATGAACTGGTTAAATCAGCCCAACAGGGTGTTTATAAAAAGGAATTATCAGATGATGTAAGACTTGCTTCATTGGCGACAAGTATTCAGGGGTGTAATTTCAAAAGCATTGATGGTAATTCAACTGATAAAAACGAACAGAATGTTAAGAAGCAAATTAAAAATACGATTAATCCACGAAATGGTTTTTATATCGCTGTAGATGCTGGGTCTAAGGGCAGTGTTGATAACATTATGCAAATTATGGGGGCGTTAGGACAAGCAACAATTTGGGGCAAGAGAATTGAAAATGGATTTACTAATAGAACATTACCATATTATCATCGAAATGATATTGGTTCAGTTGCGAAGGGGTTTGTTAAGAATTCATATACAAATGGACTAACACCAACTGAATTTTTCTTCCATATGATGGATGGTAGAACGGGTATTATTGATACTGCGATTAGAACGGCAGATTCAGGATATATTTCTAGGCAATTGATGAAGGCGTTGGAAGATATTAGTGTTTTATACGATAGCACTGTGAGAAATAGGGCAAACCGAATTGTTCAGTTCACATATGGGGATGATGGATTTAATTCAATCAAACTAAGGAGGGTGTCGCTTGAATTGATTAGAAAGAATAACGAAGAGTTGAAGAAATTGTTTAAGTATGAAAAAGGTGATAACACAGAGTTTAATACTATGTTGGAATTTAGAGATAAACTTAGGACCGAATGTTTTCCGAATGTGGATGTTATTAATTCAGTTAATGCTTATTCACCCGTTGATATTAGGAAACTTATCAGAATGAGTATTACTAAGTTTAATATTACTAAGATTAAGATTAAAGACCTAGAAGTTGATTATGTTATTAATACTATTGATAAATTGTGCGTTGATATTGGAGAATATGTTATTCAGGGTGAATCACTATTTATTACAAACAGTTTGATTAAGTATCACTTGGCATCTAAGAGATGTATTGACGAGTATAAACTAACTAAATTGGCATTTGATTATATTGTTAATATTATTAAGTCATTGATTGATGATTCGTTCGTAGAACCAGGTGAAGCAGTTGGTCCTATTACGGCTCAATCTATTGGTGAGCCATCAACTCAGCTGACATTGAACACATTCCACGCAGCAGGTGCTGGTGCTAAATCGGATGTAATTACTACAGGTGTTCCTAGATTGAAGGAATTGATTCATGTGACTGCCAATATTAAGGCGCCTTCTATGAATATCTATATGAATAGTGAATATTCAAGTGATAAGCAATTGTCTGAAACAATTAATGCGGAATTGTTATACACGAAGATTGCTGATATTGTATCACATTCTCAGCTTATATATGATACTAAAACAAATGTAGTATTGGACGATGATGTAGAATTTATTAAGAGTTATAATGAATTTAAAGATTTGTTTAATACAGATGATGGTGGGGAAGTAGACACACCTTGGATTTTGAGAATGATTTTTAATAAGGAAGAAATGCTTAATCGTAATATCGAGATTATTGATGTCCAAGAAGTTATCTATAGGAATATTATAAACGACGCCGATATTCAGTGTATTTTCAGTGATGATAATAATAAAGATGTTGTTATGAGAATTAAGATTAAGAACGATGAAGATGATAATATTCAATTTATGAAAGAGTTAGAAGAAAAGATTAATGATTTGCCTATTAGGGGGATTTCTAATATTACAATGTCTAAATTAGACGAGATTAATATCGTTAAATATGATGAACTAGGAAATGCGAATGATTCTAAGGAATGGATTATTAAAACACAAGGTTCGAATTTACTTGATATTATGGGAGAAGATAATATTGATACAACAAGAACAACTTCAAATCATATTCTAGAAATCCTAGAAATTTTTGGAATTGAAGCGGCTAGAAATAAACTAATTGAAGAATTGTCAAACGTATTCAGTAACTCGGTTAATTATCGTCATATTTCGATCCTTGTTGATTTTATGACACTAAGTGGAGAAGTTATGCAAATTACTAGACATGGTTTAAATAATTCAAGTGATAGTGGTCCAATTGCTAAGATGTCATTTGAGGAAGTTCCTAAAGTTGTTATTAGAGCGTCTATGTTTAGTGAGGTCGATAATGCTAAGGGTGTCTCTACCAATATTATGTGCGGTCAATTATGTAAGAATGGGACGAACGCATTTGGTATTATGGTGGATGAAAAGAAATTGATGAGTAATATTATTGATACCCAGAATGAAGAAAAAGAGGAAGATGGTAATATCGAAGATATGATTAATAAAACGCTTAAACCATCCAATGTTACTGATGCGTCGTTTGATTTTGATATGTCATTAAATAGCAGTAAGCAACATCAACTCCCTCTAGGAAAATTGAAAGTTGCCAATAGCACCATTAAATCTAGCAGTGGTAATAAGATTATTAAACATAGCAATGTTCTAGGAAAATTATCACAACAGGTCGAAGAATCATCTAAGGTAGAAACTTCGTCGTCCGAAGAAGAAACTTCTGCGTCTGATACAGACGAAGAAGAAAAAGAATCAGACGAAGATGAAGAACCTATTACTAAACCTTCTAGTGCTGAAGCTGAAACATCTGACGCTGAAACATCTGAAGCTGAAACATCTGAAGCTGAAACATCTGAAGCTGAAACATCTGAAGATGAAGGTGATATTGAAACATCTGATGACGAAGAAGAGGAAGTTAAAGAAGAGAAGAAGAAGACTTTTATTGATACAGATGGAACAAGTAGTGATTCAGATTAATTAGACTAATTTTTATATTTTTTATATTTAAAAAACGATTTTATAAAAAAATTATATATGTATAGTATATATGCCAACTTATTACGAAAGTAGAAACGTAAATAGAAACGCCGTTCATCACACCGTAGCAGTTCACCAGAACACACGCGCAGCCCAGTTAAATAAACAAGGTTTTATTATGCTCCATCGCAACAATAATTACAGCAATACTATGCGTCCCTGTGTATATGTTTGCGAACGCAGTAAAATCCGTTGGATTTAAATTAATTATTATCAAGTAAATAATAATCTTTTCTTTTTTATAAAATTAAATAACTATTTAGTTATTTAATTTAAATTAAATAAAATTAATTTCTAGATTTTTCTAGAAATATTTAAGCACCGACCCAAGCATATGAATCACCTAGATAATTACAATCTTCTTTGTCTAAGAATCTGTTACAATGTTTTTCATCACCGATGGAAACTAGACAATGATTACATACTTCGTTATTAGAGTCGCGGTTGTATAATGCTGATGAATCGTCTACAACTTCATCTACTTCATTGCGGAGAAGTGTTTTACTATTCCCGCAATTAGTACATTTAGTGTAGGAAACATCGGTCGAATCAGATACGGGAGTATTGAGTGTTGTAGGTGTGCCACCACAAGGACCAGTTTGGATTACTAGGCTGGTGCCTGAGATTGAGACTGATGTTATGCAGTCACCTCCGCCACCGGAACATCCAGAGGTACAAGATCCAGTTGGTAATGTTATACCTTGTGGAACATTAGATGTATCTACATCACTACATATAGCATTGGTATTATGATCAGTTCCTGCTGCCGTACTAAGAATAGCACCTGCACAAAATTGTAACGTACCCTGTTCGCTGCTAAATATAGATGGGTGAGGTTGTGCGTAATTAAGTTTTAAACGATTTAAATGAGTTAAATGATCTGCAGCAATGCATAATTCTTGTTTATATATATTTATATCAGCTAATAATGTCATGGCATCTAATTCAGTTAGATGATCCTTAGTAAAAGCCTGAACACTATCATTCTTACCTGTCTCTCTTTTAGTAATATCAGATTCGTGAATGACTAATGATGTTAATGATATTAATTCTGTTAAATAGGGTACCATAACATTTAAATCAGATATGGTTGTAAGATGTGTATAATCTGTTAGATTAGTTAATTTAAGTGGTTCACCACTTGTGAAGTTACTATCAGTTAAAGCCATCTTAATTTTAGATGTTTGCGTTATTCCAAGTGAATCTAAAAAATTGTTTAATGCTGTAATTTCTGCCATCTTTGTTATATACTATACATAGATATTATTTTTATACGCGGTATAATTAATTAATTAATTATTATTTAGACGCATTTTTCTAGAAATATATTTTAATTTATTACACATAATAATTTCTAGTAAAACGAGAATTTATTTTTAAAAAGTGGATAACTTTTCTAATTAACACGATGTGGTTGCCCTAACATTACATTTATCAGAAGATATCGTATTAATAACCCCCTGCCAATCAAAGCACAAAACCCCCCATCACCGATTATATTGCTTTATAAAAGTGCCTTCATTAATGCCCGTCATAGGAAATCTCAATATTGGCGATGACATAACGCAAAACCCCCCTTCCCCACACACCACTTATGGATGATTCCCGACAATCAAACCACAATTCCTGCGGCGACCTAACATTGGTGTTTTCTAAATTATTTTCCAAGGCATTTAATTCCCTAAGCGTTTCTTTGTAAAGTGCTTACAATCCCTTGTTCTTTTCCCGAAGTTCTTCCATAATACAAATGGCGATAATATAATGGTTATATAAATTTGATGAGGGTTATTATTGAAAATTATATAATGTTTAATGGATTTAATGGATTTAAAATTTATTTTATTTATTTAATAAAATATTATTTTATATGATCAATAATAATATCATTCCATTTTTTAAAACAATATTCTCGTGTTAAATATAATTTACTAAACTGATATGCATTTTCTGCAATAATTTTACTTTCTTTTTCATTTTCTAAACACCATTTAATATTTATTATTAAATCAGATAAATCACGTTTAACAGGAATATAATGTTTACCAGGTTCTAATTTATCAAAAAAAAATTCTTTATGTTCTCGATCAACAATAATAACAGGTCTATGTGACCAAAGTAAATGTTTAAGTCTTCCAGAATAACCATTTCCCTCCATATGCTTTAAAATTTTGGAATAGATGGAATACAATATTTCCAAATGTGAATGATGAAAAATGTAAAATATCAAATGGATATTATGCGTTAGAGATGTCTAAAAGAAAATATATTAAAAAACATAATTTTGAGAATGACAAGCAAATTAATAATAATATTACCATTGTTGTTGCACGATATAATGAAAATATAGAATGGACAAAACAATACCAAAATGTAATAATATATAACAAAGGTTCTAAAATAGATGGGAATTATAATGAAATTATGTTAGAAAATATTGGAAGAGAAGGACATACATACTATAAACATATATATGATAATTATGATAATTTAAATGATTATACTATTTTTTTACAAGGTGACCCGTTTGACCATTCTCCAGAGATAATTCAAATTATAAATTATTTTTTATATAATAATGATATAGATATAGATTTTAAATATTTAACTAATAATGTTATTGAAACATCTTTTAATAATGAAAAAATTAACCATTATCAATGTAAAAATATATATAATACATATGAAAAAGTATTTGGAAATAAAACTAATAATAAAAAGATTATAGTTGGATGGAGTGGCTTATTTATAGTATCTAAAAAAGAATTCTAAAGAGACCAAAAACATTTTATGAAAATATTGTTAAAATTCTAGATTATTCTACTGACCCACTTGAAGGATATGATATAGAGCGATTTCATTTATTTATTTTTTCATAACTTATTAGCCATTTTATATTACTTCCAACTACCATAACATAAATGTTTTACATGGCAAGAATCTGAGGATGAAGATATGGACCAGTTTTGTTGATATAAAAATTTACTAGATAATATATATATATCATTATATTTTAGTATTAGATTTAATCTAGTAATTATTTCAGATATAGAATTTGGACCAGTAAGATTAAAAACATTTCTTTCCCCACTATTATATTTTTTCTTAATTTCATTTATGATTTCCATAAAAATTGGGTGTTTTTTACAACTAGCAAAAATTGCATTATGAACAGATGTTTTAATTTTGGTATTTAATGGATATGTCCATTCTCTTTCTATAAATAATACTCCATTATAATCTATGTAATTAATTTTCTTTTTATATAAAATATCTAAATCTGAATATACTCCTCCAAAATGATACATCCAAAATAATCGAACTATATCAATTTGCTGTATTTTAGATAAGTTAAGGAAAAAATTATTATATTCAGGGTAATAATCGTATATAAATTCATATATCATTTTATCTGTCCATAAAATATATTTATAATCTGGGTATAATAATTTGATTTTATCTGAATTTATTTTTTCATTTATTCCAATATTATTATCTTTCCACGTTTGATGAAATATTTTTGGAATCATTTTATACTTATATAAATATTAAATTAATGAAATTGAATCAAATATTTTTTTTATATCTAATATAGAATTATTTTTTGATGAAATATTGTCTGTCATTTTTGTATTACCATTTATTATATCATATAATCCAGTAAATCTTGGGTCTGTTTTATAATTTGCATGAATAAAAATAGCATTAGTATTAAATGCTCTACAAGGCAATATGCAATGCAATCTTGTTGTTATAACAAGATTGGCATATTTATATTTATCAATAAGATTATTTGCAAGTGTTAATCTTTTTTCTATTGATTTATTTTTATTTTTATCAAAATCATGTTTAATTATTTCAAACTCTTTATATTTTAAAATATCTATTTCTACATTTGGGATATAAGAACAATTTGTATTAATGTCTACTAAATATTTTTTCTCATTTTTCTTTTTAACTCTGTCAAAATATAATGTTATACATCCTGTAAAATATGCTTTAATATTATTTTTATGAAATAATTTCATTGTTGCCATATCTCTACATCCAATCGGTTCATATTTTTTAAAATAATTAATATTTTTTATGATTAATATTTCATTATTTATATGAATACTTATAAATATTGGAGTAATCTTATTAGAAGGAGGAAATTTATTTAAATTATGTATATACCACCCGTTCATTAATAAATTTACTGGTTCCCCGTCATAATCACTAAGTCGTTCTCTATCTATATAACTATATTCAGATATTCCTTTTTTTTTTAAAAAATTAATTCCTGCTAATGTTTGTATATCATCTCCTATATTTGATGTTGATGCCCATAAAACTGCATATTTTTTATTTTTTCCCCCTATAAAATGCTTTATAGGGATATTAAGAGTCGTAATAATTCCATTAGTATGTTTATTCTCGTGATTTCCACCAGCAAATGTAATAAAATAATTTTTATTTAAATATTCTGCGATATCTCTATATCCTGAACTAGAATTTGAAATTATATGACTAGATTGTCCCATAATATATAAATCAGTAACAGCATCATATAATTTTGTTTTACTATCTATTGATGAATTATGTAAATTTTTGTATTCCACTCCAGAAAATGTTGTGTAATTATATATTTTTAAATTCGTTTTCTTAAAAAAATCCAATACTAATTTAGAATCTGTTGATAAATATATATTTTTGGATTGAAGATGTTTTAAATTATCTAAATAAAGTTTTTTATAGTTTGACATTACATCAGTATTCCTTACATATATTGATATATAATTATTAGGCAAAGTGTTAATCTTATCCAAAACATGTTTTTTTAAATTATCATTTAAATCAATATAATTAAATAATAATTTGCCAAGATTACCCCCCCCGCCTTGAAAATGTAATAATACATCTTCATCATATTCTTTATTAAAATTAAACGTTAGTTCGATTTTTGTTTTTTTATCACATAAAATATTTGTAACACCATCTAGTTTTTTTCCTATAAACTCCATCGAATAATCATATGTTAAATAATTATTTAGATTATTTAATACTGATAATTTATTATTATTAAATAAATCAATAATTTCATTACTATCACAAATTATATCTATTTTAGTTTTTCTAAAACTAAAATAGTCAGAGAAATTATATCTCATGCTCTGATTATGATTTGTATTAGCGTCAATTAATAAAGTTCTCCCAGTTTTCATACAATAATTATAGCATTTCATAATTTGATTAAATGTATCATTGATTCCATTTATTAGAGAACATAATACATATTTTCTTTTAATATTTGATAAATCTATTTCATCAGTAATACTATATCCTAGTGATTTGTATACTTTCACTCCATTTTCCCCTAATCTCCATATATCATTATATTTATACAAATGGAATTTATTATTTTTTGTATAACTTAATGTATCTACATCTTTATATTGAACATAATCTTCTACATATAATCCATTCCATTCAGTATCTATCGCATTTTTAATTAATACATTTTTTGTATAATCCACAAAATAAGAAAAGACTGATTTCTTATCATTAAAAACAAATTCACATATATCACATTCAATATTATTCATACAATAAATTGACCATGTCATAATATAATAACATTTAGAATGATTTATCAATTTCATTGCTTTTTCATAAGCATCATTTTCATTATTAAAATACCATTTTTCCTTATTATATCCTGGTTGGTCATTCCAACATATAAAATTACACCCATTTGTTACCGTGTTGTGATCATTTAATAATATTAAATTTGAAAGATTCATATGAGCTATGGTAGCAGTTAATGGTCCAATATCACCCCAATCAATTTTTTTCTTATTCTCTAATATATGATTAATATAACTTACACATAAATTAGAAACATTACTATTTTTTCTTATAAATAAACTACAAGAACCTATTTTATTACCAAACTCTACATCAAACATTGCATCATATTTTTTATCAATTGATTCGCATAATTTATTTAAATCTTTTAATATAATAACATCTGTATCAAACCAAAAACCACCATGTTCATGTAACGCATAAAATCTTACAATATCACTTTTAGCAGAATATTGTAATTTTTCATATGGTATATTATCGCCATGTGCGTTTATAGAACCATTACATGATATATTACTAAATACCTTTGGTGGAATAATATACTTATGTATATTACTATCATCAACTAAAACTAGATTTATATTATGTTTATTACAAAATTCTAAATTATGTTTATAAATAGTTTTTAGAAAAGGAGGCATATTATCTAAACCTTGTCCCCAATATTGAAAAACATTTATCATTATTATTAATAATTAAAATTTGATAATATATTAAACTTATTCATATTTCAATTTTCAATTTTATAAGATGGTTTTAGGTCAGAAACTAATAAACCAGGATGTTTTTTAATAGTCCAGTTTTTGGTATACCTACCATTTAAACATCTTATTCCAATAGTTTTTTTAACAATTTTCAATTTAATTGGACCATATTCTTTAATTGGGAAATCTGAAATTAATGAATCATTTTTAGGAAAATCAAAACAATCTTTTGATACTTCTAATGTAGCTCTATATTCTCCATTTATTTTTGCACACATAAAGATATCAATCCCTCCGATATCTACATTATATATGCTTATTCTATTATTTAATTTAAATTTATACCATGGTCCCCAGTCATATGGATATTTTCCATATTCATTTGAAAATTTTATTAATATTAAATCAACATTTTTAATCTTAATATTTATATATTGCCAACAATAAATATCCCATCCTTGGATAGGATATTTATATTTTTTGTCAGAATTATTCCATATTTCTTCTACAATATTAAAGTCTTTTTCTCGCATTATGATATCAAAATCATCATCCCATAATATATGGTCGTTATTACGATAATAACCTAATAAATTACCATGACATATACTATATAATATATCATTTTCCTCTGCGAATTCGTGCCATAAATGAGCTAAATAGAATTCCTCTGTCATATAATTCATATATGTTTCTGAAAATATATCGAGTTTTTGATGTTCTGATCGGATATTATTTGGAAATTCAATTCCTTCTAATTCATAATTACCATTCTCTAATTTTGTAATATTACTTATTCTCTTCTTCCAATACTCTTCAAATTTGGTTCTAAATTCTGCTGGAATATCCTCGAATTTAGTTCCTATTAAATGAGACTCATCTTTCATTACAAGTTGATTATTTTCAAAATATAATACTCTATTATCATTTAAATTCATTTTATTTTCAGAAGCAACACTAACCTCTCCACTAGCAATGTCTATCTTATATGAATGTTTTCTTATATCATCTTCCGTTATTAGCATCTTCTTATCACCAATCTCTATATATAATGCTTTTACTTCATTTGGTATAATGTCCCCGAATAAATCATTAAACATCGTATTCTGTGGTATGACGATATCATTATCTTTTACAAAATGCTCTTTGACTATATCTGTAACATCTTTATACATATCCTGTTTTCCATACAAACATCTCATTATTATATTTAATGGTATTCTATTTCCTTTTATAAAAACAAGTTCATTCATATTCCATATGATATCCTTAAAGTTAATGAACATAATATCATCTAAAAAGATGATATTATAATCTTCTGGTTTTTTTTCATTAAATGTAAAATCTACATCTTTATAATAATTAAGTAATGAACCTATATTCCATTTATTGTCAATTATTCGTCTAGACATTAGAACTTCTTTATTCAAAATAGCTTCTTGCATTGTTTTTGCATAATTAGTAATACTAAATATTTCACATTTTATTAAGAATTCAAGTGTTTCTTTATTCATAGAAAATATATAAGATTGAACGTGAGATTTATATAATGGGTCGGAACAAGTATTTATTGTACTACCAAATAGTTTAATGTTATTTTGTAACCCATTTAGATATATATCAGTCCATTTTCCTATGTAATTCTTAGGTAAGAATGGACCAATAACAGAAGAATTCACAAATATAAAATTATCATACTTTTTATATAAATTATTTATTAGTAACCCATCACTCCACCCCCCAAAGTCATAGCCTATATTATCCCTTAAAACAAAATTGACGTAATCTGGGTAATAAAATTTTTCATTATAATTATTAGATATTATAATAAAATCAACATTTTCATCTTTAAAAATACAATTCTCAATAAATTTTTGTACTCTATCATTATAAATATGAAAAACAAATAATACAAGTAATTTATTCATAATATAATATAATTATATAATAACAAAATTATAACGAATTCGTTAGTCATATATAAAATAATTTTTTGATTTAATTTGTTTTTTCTTTGATTATGTTTTGGTTGTTGAACTTGATGGGTTTTTTATAGGAATTGTGGGTGTATATTACAATGAAAAAATATTATATATAATATATATAATGGCAGGTGATAAACAATCAAACACTAAACTTAATTATACGCTATTAAAAATAGCACAAATTTTAAATGAACATAATATAAATAATTGGTTTGTTGGATATGGAACATTATTAGGAATTATAAGAGATTCTTCTTGTATTGACGGAGATGATGATGTTGATATTATATCAAATTATGATGATTATGATAAAATAAAAAGTATATTACATACACGAGGATTTACTTTTTGTTATGAACATGGTATTAATAATACAAAAGACATATTAAAAACAAATGAAACAAATGAATATAGTTCTGTTGATTTCTATATGGCAAGAATTGACCCTCATGGAAATTATATAGATATGTGGGAAAAAGTTGTATGGAGTATATGTTATAAAGACAATAAATTAATAAAATTAGATTGGAATGGTACAGCATTATACATACCAAATAATTATGAATCTAAACTAATAAATCGATACGGAGACCATTGGCGAATTCCGCAAAATAACAAAGGACCATATCCAAGGAAAATGGTTATATAATGGTATTTAATATAATGGTAATTAATATAATGGTATATATAATGGATTATAAATTACTTACACATATTATAACAAAATGTATTGAAACAAATCATCATAATAATAATATTAGGTTTAAAATGACAAATATAATTGACTCTAAATATAATATTAAAGTTGACCCGATATTACCTAGTGAAAAAATACAATTAACATATATTTTTGAAGAAACTGGTTATTCAATAATTAATTTAAACAATAATAGTAATAATGAAATAATAATTGGCTCATTTAGTTTATTAAACCCAGATTGTTATTATCATTGGTTAATAAATGATTTTCCAAGATTATATATGTGTTATAATGCTGGTGCTCGAATATTTATAACTAATAGAAATATACCTAATTATAAATATATAAATGAAACATTAATGTTATTTAAAAATAAAATAAAGTTTATTAATATAAATGATTTATCGAGTTATTCTAAATATAATATTAAAATAATATACCCATACTTACCAGATGAGCCTCGTAATAATTTATATCAAAATGAATTTATGAAATATTTTCATATTCATCGATTAACTAATTATGCCAAATATATTATTCCAATTCATTTTAATATTACATTAAATAAAAGCCCTTTATATAAAGTTAGAATAATGAGACAGGATAATCGAGAAATATCTAATTCATATGAATTAAATAAATTTTTATATAATATTGGATTTAAAATTATTATATTAGAAACATTAGATGTTAGAGACCAGTTACAATTATTTTCAGATACTAAAATAGTTATTGCCACACATGGCTCTGGTATAGCAAATTGTTCTGTTTTGTCAAAAGAATCATTATTAATTGAAGTATGCCCTAAACAATATTATATTCAGAAAAATATAACAAAAGTTCATTTTCATTTATTATCTGAAATAGTAGGATGTAAGTATAAATATTTTATGACAGATATAAATAATAATATAAATATAAATTTATTAAAAGATTATCTGTCATATTATGTATAACATTCAAACCACACTCCAATCTCTAAATAGTGCTAAATATTTTGTTTCTCCGTGTGTAGCATAACTAGGTATTGGTGTTATAAGTTGTCTATTAGATTTTATCAATTCTATAAATAAGGCGAAATCATCAGGTATTTTCTTATTTTTACAATGTTTTATTAATATCTGTATATCCTGTTTTAATATCTTTACACTTGTTGCGAACGTCATACAGGTTGAGTTTGTATTTTTCCAATGTGTTGAGTTCGTCGTGATAACCCTCGTATATTCTCCGCCATTTTTAACAAATGGATTCGGGGATGGATTCATATATTTATCTGGATGGTCGTATAAAGATACATAATCTGCTCTTTGTAATCCTTCTAATAATACTTGTTTTGAATTATGTATATGTAAATAGTCGTCTTCAACAAAATATATGAAAGTATTATCTGGATTCTCTTTTATTGCTTTAAGAAATGTAAATGCCAGTCCATTTCCATTTCCTAGATTTGTTCGTGTTATTTGTTCTGTGGAAACATATTTGAGTAATTTTGCGTATGTTACTTCTTCAACATTATCGGCAATAATATGAATATCTTTCTTATGAAAATGTGTAATGAAATTTCTCAAACAATTTTCCCACGTTATGTATGATGGCTTATTCTTTATATTCCCTTTATCACTTATTCTATAATAAATCTTAAGTTCCATTTTATATAAGAAAATATTATTAGCTAGAAGATTTAACACGGGATTTTTAATAATCCGCTATATATTATATGTCATCTAATACGCCCGACGATATAGACAAATTCTTCACCAAACTTATATCACGACATAATCGGAAATATAGTGATTATTTCAGGACTATTGAATTGCCCAATAAGTCCGATAATGCCCTTGTTATCGTTGAACCACGATGTCATCGTAATCTCGCATTTTGTATAAAGAATGCCTGTTATTATTGTAGGGGGTGGTCGCTTTATATTTATCATTCTAGGGCTAATCGGGGATTTATAGAAAAGATATTAGGGGATAAAAAAGACAATGTTAATTTAATAGAATTCTGTGATAATAATATCACACGCGACGAATATAGTAGTCTCCTATGTTCGGTCGATTTTTGGATTAAGATAAAGGCGGTTAATGTTCTCATATTTCAAACCGACACACATATACGACGATTTGGTATAGAGGAATTCTTGAAATATGATTATGTAGGAGCGCCTTGGCGGAAAAGTCCGTCGGTATTTGAATGTAATGTGCTGGTAGGAAATGGCGGATTGTCATTAAGAAAGAAATGGCAAATGATAAAGATTATAACAACGTGCCCTCTCGATAAATACATAGAAGAACATTATAATAACCACAATGAAGATTTGTATTTCGCCTATTTCGCACAAAAACTAGACCTAAAAGTCCCAACCCCAGATGAGGCGATGAAATTCTCAGTTGAACACATATATTACCCCAACCCAGTCGGAACACATCAGGCGAGTCATGAGATATATTGATGTTGTTGTTTGGGGGTATGATACACAATTTTGCAATACCAGCCTAATTATACACTATTACTTGTATCGATTATATCATCGGTTGAAACGTTGTCATTCATAGTATTTATTGCTTTTTGAAATATCGTAGAATACTCAAGTGCTTTTGTTTGAAATGGAAATGTTGTCAACCCACTAGAACAAGATGTTGAAACATTTTTTGGATTTTCTTTATATTCACATGGAGTATCGCGCTGAAAACTCCACATTCCAATATGACCAGATGGTCCAAATGTACTTGGAAAGTGTTTTTTCATACTATCATATAATGGTGTACCACTATCTGCGTATTTATAACAAGTATATGTTTGAGGTGGATATAAATCAGTATCTTTGGCCTTATTCCAAAAAGGGTTATTTATATACAGATACATGCTTGGTGAATCCATTTCTGACGCATAAACACCATTAGAACTTTTTATAAAATCAGTTACTAACTCTGCACCTGTTAATGTAAATGCACCATCATTACTATCATTTAATCCATTCATTGGTGTATTTCCTATTCGTGAAAAGTATCCATCAGACCATGTGGTCGCTTGGTTACCATCATTTAACCAGTAATCTTTGGGATTGGATTTACCCTTATAAATTTGTTCGGAGAACTTTTGCATCTGTAACGCTGTGTTACAAACAGCAAATATAGACGCGTAACCCATTATAGTATTTTTATTACTATCCTTTTGAAAAACATCTTTCTTTTTAGCATTGTCAAATCCATAATTTTCTATATCACCATAATCCATTGTCATTAGATTTATCCATAATCTTCTTCGAACACTTACATTACAATCTTGGAAAGCATACATTGTTAGCCATAATATAAAATATGCTTTATCTAATCCTATTGGTAATACAGGGAATGTATATCGCACATTAATATAATCATTCTCCATCATTAGTTTTCTTAATGCTAATATTCGTAATATTTGCGGTTTCCATTGAATTATACCCTGTGCTACAGCTTCAACGTCAAAATCTATCCATCTTACTTTATAATATTTAACTGGTAAATAATAACAAGGATATAAATTTTTATCATATTGCGTTATATTAGGTGTAGATGTCCCGTCATATTCCCATCTATAATCTGAAACATTGTCATGTTCTGAATTTACATCATCTATATAATATGTTTTTAATGTATCTATTATTTTACGTTGGGGTGAATCCGGGTCCGCCTGTTTATCTGGTAATATTTTTAAATCGTTATAATTTGCTAGATTAGCAATAAATGTAGTGTCGTCTATTGCATGTTTGGTTACTAAGGCATCCGCACACATTTTATTATTATAACCCCCATATGATAATATTACATCACCATCACTCTGTCGAATTGCATTTATCCAATTATTTAATGAATTTTTTTCTTGATAATAATAATCAGCCATTGTATCATACATCCATTGTTGAAATGGTGGAGAATTTACTCCGCCAAAACATGGACGATGATCAATTGGATAATGTATTAGTTTATTAGTCACTTTATCTGTTTTAGTCACTTTATCTCCTCTAGCTGAAACTAAAAATGCTAATGTTACAAATCTTTGACCTGGTATAGTATCGCCAGAAAACATTGTTTTCATATAACTATCAGTATTAGGCTTTGAATTTGGATTATTATACGTTATATCTCTACCATAATATCCAATACTATTATATATAGCTTTTATTGTACATTTATTATCTTTTTTAATATCTAACGTATATCCATTTTTAAATAAATATCCTCCACCATTTGATAATACAGGTGGGTATAAACCTATATCTATATAAGGAGTATACATATAATTTGGATAAGATAAATCTGTTTTTTTATTAATTGTTCCATATGGATTATCACACGATAGTTGGGGTAATTGTGGTCCCGTTTTTTTATTTTTCTGTATTAAATAAATATTTGGCTGATGTATTGATAATCCAGTTGATAAATCCGTTAAAATATTATCTGGCATGTCAGGTGTAGGATAAAATATTAATTTATTTAATTTAATATCTTTACTTTCTTTTACATTTGTGTTTATATTATTAATAATAGCATTAAATATAGTACTACCTAATGGATTATATAATTCTGCTAATGATTCGGCGTCTTGAACACTTGAAATATTTAAAATATATTTATTTAGGAAATCGGGGTTTGTATCAGGATTTACATATTTAATTAAATTAGACGGAGCAAGTAATGCATTTGACGCTCTACTATCACCCGATATTTTTGAATAAGCCCAAGGATCTATTGAATCTCCTAATCCTCCACTAAATTTAATGATACTATTTGATATTCCATAATACATAAATAAATTATTTGATACATTCATATTATATGATAATAAAGATATCGGGTCAATGTATTTAGCATTACTATACAATGATAAAAATATATTAGAGGTTGTGGCGCAAGAATATTTATCAGAACACGTTATTAACCCGGCACCTTCTAAGGTATCAGATTCATTTGCTAAAGTATAATTAAATGCTGGAAGTAATGGGTCTTCAAGAAATATTGATGGTGGTGTGTTGTTATAATATGCTAACTCAGACGTTTTACTCGTTGTCATGTTAGTAATCTCCGTATCAACATTATTTTTATACCATAGTATTGTATCACTACGACTTGTTTTTAATGTTGAAATTGCAAATTTAAAACCATTATAGTCCGTACTTGGACAATATACAATTAAATAATCTTTTAAAGATTTTCCACTTGTATCAGGTAATTTACTTAATATGTCAAATGCATCTTTGTTATATGCTTTTAATAAAGCTACATTATCACTACTACCTATATTATTTAAGGTTGTTTCTGGCAATGTGTCATCTATAAATAGTAATTTAGTACACGGATATTTATTATTATTATACTCAGGATTCATTACATTTTCTTTCACGAAAGGTGTACTTTCTTTCTGGGATTTAACAACAGATACCATTACATTCGATCCTGTAAGATTTGGAATATCAAATCTACCAAATCTGCTATAAAATTTATATTTATTTGTAAATAATTTTTGGTTGAATAAATCTTTAATATCATCAGAATCTTGTATATTATTTTTATAAATATCACTTACTTTTTGTCTAATTACAGATTGTCCTAATATTGAATATTGCATTGGATAATACCACTCTTTTTCTAAATCGGCGGCATTATCCAAAATAGGATAAGGACTATTATTATCAAAATATATGATATCATCTTTAGTTAATATATCATCTCCACTAGATCCATTCTTAGATTTATATTTTTCAGGAACATATTTTGGTTCTGTATCTCCATAATAATACGCAAATGGTAATATTGGACCTTGTGTATAATCTATTTTTATTTCATTAGATGTAATAGTCAGTCCTGTGATATTAGTTGTCATCTTTTATAACATATAACAATATTTTATTTCTACACAAAATCAAATTCATCCAAATGATGAATGATGGGGTGTTTTAAATAATACGCATTTATTCCTTTATTGTAGAAGTGGCGGATTTTCCAATCCATATGGGGGATTGTGTTTCCTTCTACTTGCCAATTACCCATTATATACAAACTATCTATGGGTAATAATAATTTTGTCATTTTTTCTATAGAATTTGGATTAATCATATATCCAAATAATCCGTGATTTGTTTCTCTATGTTGCCCCTCCACTGGTTTAACTATATATTCATTAACTGGTTGCCCCCGCAATTTCCCACCATTCCCCAAGAATAATATGTCATAATCACGCGGGATATATTTATAAACGCGGTCTAGTAATATTTCAATATTGAATTTTATCTTAATATCATCTTCTAGAATTATATATTGTGGAACCTGAACTCTCTTGCCTAAAGGGATTGCCTTATACTTATTTAATATCTTATTCCATAATAAAAGATGAGACATATATATACTTAGTTTAACTTTGTGTTTATAAACACTCTTAATATTTGTTTCCGGTGTTAAATATCCATTTTGTATTAAAACTCTAATCATTTTATCGTCTAATAATTTATTATCAAATGCCTCATATCTTATAAATTCGGATTTAGTATTATACAACTGACCTATACTATTTGTCATAAGTTTATTTCTAATAGGCGAGTCTTTCATATTGATATAATAAAAACGATACATATAAGTTATATCTGTAGTTTAATAATAATAAATAAACATATATGGCGACAAAAGATGTTAATATAGATGATTTAACATATAACCTATTATGTAATAGACAAAAGAAAAGCGCTAATAATTCATTCGCATTTAAATCAAATAAAGATGAAACCCGACAAGTTATAAAAGAAACACCGCAATACGATGATACTAAACAAATACTCAAGATTATTAAACAGAAACTGAATAATAAATCCGTTAAAAGCAATAAACTAGATACCATAACCGATAATCTGTTGATGAATTGCCTAGAATTAATAAAATACAACTTGGATAAGTCTAGAGTCTAAAGGACGCTACAACTTGGATAAGTCTAGACATATAATTAAGAATAATCAATTGTGATTTGACTACTACTTATAGTTAAACCGGTTATTTTAGGCTCTCGTGTATAAATTCCACGCCATATATATCCACCACTAGCCCCCGCATAAACACTTTTACCTGAACTATTTGTTGATACACCCAAAGATGATAATTTAATTGATTTAGTCCAAGTACCTTTCCCATAATTCTGATTATAGTATATATATCCACCATTACTTTTAGGATCCGCCCCAGTAGCATAAACACTTTTACCTGAACTATTTGTTGATACATCATACCATAATGATTTAATTGACTCCGATTTAGTCCAAGTACCTTTCCCATATTTATGATTATACCATATATATCCGCCATCACCTCCAGGTCCTTTAGGTCCAAAATCAACCGCATAAACACTTTTACCCGAACTATTTGTTGATACACTAAACCAAAATGATTTAATTGACTTATATTTATAAAAATCACCTTTCCCATAATTCTGATTATACCATATATATCCACCATTACCTTTAGGACCCCCCTCAACCGCATAAACACTTTTACCTGAACTATTTGTTGATACACCAGTCCATTCTGATTTAATTGATTTAGATGGATGAAAATCACCTTTCCCATAATTCTGATTATACCATATATATCCGCCATTACCTTTAGGTCCCCCATCAACCGCATAAACACTTTTACCTGAACTATTTGTTGATACACCAGTCCATAATGATTTAATTGACTTATATTTATAAAAATCACCTTTCCCATAATTATGATTATACCATATATATCCACCATTACCTTTAGGACCCCCCTCAACCGCATAAACACTTTTACCTGAACTATTTGTTGATACACCAGTCCATTCTGATTTAATTGACTTAGATGGATGAAAATCACCTTTCCCAGATTTATGATTATAGTATATATAATCATAACGATCATTCATCCCGTTAGGTACAGCATAAACACTTTTACCCGAACTATTTGTTGATATACGACCCCATCTTGATTTAATTGAATTTGATTTAGTCCAAATTAAATCACCCATATTATAATATATACATATATTTTAATTTTAACCGATATTAAAAATTAGATAAAATATAATATAATATATATTAAATGAAACATAAAAAGGGGTGTATGTGTATATCAATTCTTGTTATAATTATAGTTATCGTTATAACAATTATTCGTATTATAAAGGTTAAATCAATAGAACATCTAACAACAGATGATCTAAAAGGCAAAATTGATGAATTGTCGGCAAAGTTCAACGCATTTTCAAAAGATAAACCGAAACAATTCGTTTCGGTTTCTAAGAATTATATAGCACCCCCTCCTATTAATCATAGTGGTATTAATCTATCAAGTGGTCGACTAACAAATGGAACGGGTAATATATTAAATAGGGCGGGTGGTCCTGCGGAATATGTATCGCCATATCTTATAACACCGCCTAAATTTACTAGAACTTTTCATACTTGGTTTTATGAAAAAGATGGAACTATCCGTAATCAATGGGATAGTATAAGTAATCAAAATGGAGGTTGTTTATATAAACACGATAAACCAGGTAAATGTACTAATTCTAAATATAAAACAGCGGGATTATGTAGAGAAAAGGGGGGGCAATGGATTGAAACAATCGGATTAACTAAAAATAATTCTAAATGTAGTACATTCACACACGATGCGTTTGGAAGAATGGTTCATCATAACAAGGGTCATTCTTCTGGAACAAAGAAATGTATGACTGCGGTTAAAACAAAATCTGATAAAATAATAGTAGGATTAGACGAATGCCACGATAATAAAATATCAATGAAACAATTATGGTCATTCCACTAACACGATTCGCTAACACGATTCACCCCACTTAATTTCCTTTAGAATTAATAATTGGCTCGAATCGTTTATTTTATTTATTGGTTTATATTTATATGTTTCTGGAGATATAATATTTTGCCCGTTTAATTCATTTAATGTAATTGTTTTAATATTTTCCACATTATTAACAATTTCCTTATATGAAAGCGGGGTATTACTCTGTTGTGTTGGTCCACTCTTTGATTTTGAATAATCTAAATTCGATTTAACAGAACTTTTTTCTTTCCGAACTGGTTCTTTTTTCTGTATCACTGGTGCTCTCTTTGAATGAGATGAATCTCTTTGTTGTGTCAAGTTTTTATTATATTTACTCGAAAAACTTGTCATTTGCTATATTTAATATACTATTAATGTTTTATATTATTTTCTTTTTCTTGTAATAAAATATTATAATACATCATTAGGGGGACAAATGGTTTAATTGTTTCTTTGGCTATAATATTATTATTAATGCGACTAATTGCGTTTGTTGATAATCCGGCATTTTTGTAATTTATATTTAAATTTTCTATTTTATCATTTAGAGTTGCCATCATCTCTTCTATATCCTTTATATGTGATATTAGATTAATATTATTCAAGTTTGTATTATATATTTCATTTAAAATAATTGCGTTCTCTTCCAAGTCAGTCATTTGTGATTTTATATTAGACATTATATTAGACATTATATTCAACTGATAAATAAAAGTTAAATATAAAACGCCCATTTAACTTAAAGATATTAAATATATATCGTTATTATAATATATATATGGATACCAATTCTCCAAACCAAGACATGACACAAATGTTAAAATTAATAGTCGATATGAATAATAATATTAAAAGACTTGAAACTAAAATAGATAAATTGGAAACAATTATTTCAACACATTGCGACAATGGTCCAGTCATTGACCAACCCATTGACCAACCCATTGACCAACCCATTGACCAACCCATTGACCAACCCATTGTCCCAGTCAATGATCCAAATAATTATACTAAAACACCTCGTATTTTTAAAAAGGAGAAGTTTGATTTTGATGAGGATATAGTGCGTAAAATATTAGAGAAATCAAGTCAATCTGGTGATTTTGAAATATTTAAGTTAATGTATACAACAAATGAGAATGGTGTTTACCCATTAAGAAAGGTTAAAACCGATTATCAATATTGGAATGGTGATAATTTTATTTCCGATCCTGAATATGAATTTATAAAATCGGTATTAACATCTAATATTCGCCATTGCTATGTAAGGGTTAATAAATATAGTGATATGAATCTTGAAAATGCTGATAAATTCATAAAGAATCAAGAACATATTGAAAAATTGAATGACCCTAAATATATAAATAAACTAGTTGATAATATTTTTAAGAAGCTTTAATAATTATATATATATATATTATATATGTCACTTGTCTATAATAATCGAACGGGATGTTATATATACAAAAAAATTACAACCAATGTTCCAACCAATGTTACAACCAATGTTACACCCATCGACTTAACTACACCACCCGCCAATTTAACAGAAGCACACCAAATGATATTAGGATCAAATAATCTAGTAACCCATCATTCCACAAATATTAAAGTTAAAAAACCCAGAATTTGGCTATTAACAAGTGCGGCAGAAGGTGTTTATTGGGATGAAATTGAAAGGGGATTTACTGATGCGATTAAAATATTAAGATCTCAAATTAAAGAGGCGCGATTTATAAGAGCAGGGTTAGGCATAGCAGATGAATCAAGTAGAATAGAAAAACAGAAGAAAATTTTAAGAGAGATTAAAGCTGGAAAACATAGAATAGATTTACTAATGGTTACCTGTGCTAATATAAATGATTCGGAATTGGTGAATTTAATAACTGATATAATCGATTTAGATAATGGAATCGAGGTTGGTACACTTGATGTTTATGGATTTCACCACCCCAAAGCAATTACTTTTTTCGGACCACAACCTTGTGAAATTGGTAAAAAAGTAGCAAGTAAGGTCGAGGAGTTAATAACAATAAAATCTTCAACTAATATACTCGTCATAACAATATATCCGGGTTGGGGTGCGTTAGAACAGAAAGTTAAGTGTATTCGTGAGTATTACAAAGGTAAATGTAATCTAGATGTATTATATATAAAAGATAAAACCACGACCGAACAAATAATATTAGATAAACTAAATCATAGAGATTATCACGTTGTTATTAATACAACATTATCAACTATAATTCATTCAGTAAATGCGATTAGAACATTTCTGAGTAATCGGAACATTAATATAATAAATGTTTCGACAGATTACACAAAATTATATCTAGATGATGCTAAAACAATTAGAATAGACGATTATATAGAAGACGGGTCATTGGAATATGCGAATGGATGGAATCAATATTATATTGGATATACATCTGTATTCCATTGTTTATCTAAAACATTGCTTTATACAAACCATCGTGTGGATGATTTACCATTCACGATTGGAAATGGTGACTCAAGTGTTGCTTTTAATAATCAAGTTGAACAAACGGCACCATTAATTCATGAATTTGGCGGTGATAGTATAGCGACCGAAGAGTGGTGGAGAAATACGACGAATTATATAGAGGTTGAATCCTCTACTAATGTAGGTATACAAAATTTTAATTTACAACAAGAATTTAATTGGGTAACAGAAAAGAAAATATCACGAAATGCGAAATATCAAGGGGGGTGTAATTCGTGTGTCGTTGCGTCTGGTTTGGTATTGGTCGAATTCCTATTGAGAAAATTGGGCAATTATACAACCGAGCATTATCCTGAATTTTTGTCATTACCTTTTGCTATAGACAGATTTACAAATAACAAAGGTGATATTTGTAGGGGTAATAATTTCATAGATGATAAGATAGGCGAACAATTAATAGCTCATCATCAAAAAATTCCATCTCATTCGAATTATAATAGAGATAATACAAGCATTCAAACACCCCACAATAATTATAATAATTATATAGATTTAGACACACAATTTCAAACAAAATATAGATGCGTAAAACCAGTAATTACGGATTTAAATGAAACAACAATTAAGTACGCTGCCGAACAATTTATAAAATTATTATCATATGGTCCTATTGTATTTATAATAAGAAGCCCTAATTTTGATGCATTAACGGGATATCCAAGCACATCCAATCAGATTGGTAATAAAAAGGTGTTAAAAGACAACTCTGGAATATCAGATTCGACAAGACCATATTATTCTGTAATTAATGTTGAAGTTAAACTTAATGGATATACATCGAATCCACCAAATATTTTTAAATCAAATGATATTATACCACATAATACATTAAATATTAAAGTAATACAATCGAGTTATACATGGACCCGTTTAAATTATAATTATACATATAATTATAATCTAACTATTTCTCATTCAGAGGATACTTTACATCAAATAAAAATAAATAATACAATAACAGCACCGGCTACTTATGATAATATTGTTTGTAAAATTACTGAAATAGTATTAGAACCGACCTCTAATATTTCTACAATAGACTCGGTAGGACATATGATGACAGGTGTTGGTATAATAAATGAAAGTGGAACACCTTTAATGATAGTAAAAAATAGTTGGGGTAACACATTTGGCGTAAGCGAACTAGGGGATCAATATAGTTCTAATATGAATAAAAATGGGTATTGTCTAATTAATTTATATGATTTAGGCAATGGGTTTAACGGAACATTTAATATTTATCAATATGGTGCGTTACAATTTAATGTGGGTGATGATTCTTTAATAGATATTAATATAGATCCATTATTAATACATACAATAAATGAAACTGATATAACATATAAAAGTTCAAATAATATATTACTTGATGTTTCAAGCGTAGATATATTAAGTATAAGTAGATGTAAAATAACTTTATATAATAGAACTACTCAGAAAACATATAATCTATTAAAAGATAAGTCGAATATTATAAGTAATAGTATTAACATATTAATCACAAATGATATGATTAATGAGAACATTAATAAAAAACATACTGAATCACCTATTAATATAATTAATACATCTGCGAATTTTGATATTAGTATTCAACTATTTGGAAATAGTAAGAATGGTCCAGTTTCTAACTTAGTAACACTGAATACAATTCACGCAGATTCAATTGATTTTTTACATCCTAATAACTATAGTAATTCATTAGACGTTAAATGGAAAATTGATACAAACCGCCGTGTAGTATTAGTATTCGAACAAATTGAGGTAGAATCTACATATGACCATATTACACTATATAATAAAGATATATCAGATACTAATATAGTTGATATATATAATACGAGTATTACGGGGTTTAAGTATAACATAATTGAAGATAATAATGACCACCACACGTTGGTTTTTCATTCAGATAATTCGAATAATAATAAAGGATTCAAAGTATCTATTTTAGATGTAAATCATCTAAAGGCAAATAACATTCATAATAAAGACGTATATGTTTTCGGTGTAAATACACCGAAATATGATTCACTATCTAATGTATCTAATATTACAAACTGGGTTAGTCTAAAATCACATATAATAGATGCTGAATTATCTACTCCAACAATTCAATTAAATAGAGATACTATAGATACATCCAAATATAATATTAATATTTTCAATAACGGAATATCATATGATATGACGAATATTACAAATATTAAATATGTATTAACAAATAACTTAAATTATAATCCAAGTGAATATAGTAGTAACATTAGTAATATATCTAGCAATCAATCAATTTCAGTTACAACTAGCTTAGATTCAATATTTTCATCGCCGAATGATACACCTCCAAATAGAGATGTAGGATTAGTTGGTTATAACAATATTGACAATAATTCTAGTAATACACCATTTAGAAATATAATCGACTATAAATATAAATTACAATTATCGAATCATAAACACACTACTTCATATGTTAATTATGAAACAATTAAATTCTACCCGCAAAATTTAATTGTTTCATATCCTAACAATACTGATAAATACAAACAAGGGGTAGAACATCACTGGGAACTTAAATTTTATGGTAAAGTATATATACACGGACATTATAACATTGAACAAACTGATTTAACTAAAATAACACATAATAATACTTCAAAATCGTTAGTTGGTAATAATAATTATTACGTTGATTCATATGGAACAGATGGGACTGAAACAATTATTAAGATTCAATTAAATTCTGCGACTAATAGCAATACAAATAATGGATTTTATTTTACATTTAGTTCAAACAAAAATATTTATAATATATATAAGAAACATTCTGATTGTATGTCATGTGGTTCTGGTGATATGATGACGAATAATAAAGTATATTGTTCTGATAATAATGCGTGTATTAACTATAATAGACCAAACACAAAATGCGCCGACAACATCGATAATTGGACGAGAAATTGCGATTCATTAAAGAACGCGATTGATGTTATTGGCAAATTTATACCAATTCCAACTACGTGTATTTCAGATGCTTGCGGTGTATGTGATGGAGATGGTAGTTCTTGTGCTGGATGTGATGGCGTTGCTAATAGTGGTTTAGTAAATGATGCGTGTGGTGTATGTGGCGAAGATGGTAGTACTTGTTTAGGATGTGACGGCGTTCCTAATAGCGGTGTAGTAAATGATGCGTGTGGTGTATGTAATGGAGATAATAGTTCTTGTTTAGGATGCGATGGCGTTGCTAATAGTGGTTTAGTAAATGATGCGTGTGGTGTATGTAATGGAAATAATTCGTGTTTAGGATGTGATGGCATTGCTAATAGTGGTAAAGTAAATGATGTATGTGGTGTATGTGGTGGAGATGGTAGTTCTTGTGCTGGATGCGACGGCGTTGCTAATAGTGGTTTAGTAAATGATGCTTGTAATGTATGTGGTGGAAATGGTAGTTCTTGTGCTGGATGTGATGGCGTTGCTAATAGTGGTTTAGTAAATGATGCTTGTGGTGAATGTGGTGGGAATGGTAGTTTTTGTAACTCGGAGCCATTGTGTGCAACTGCTAAATCTGGTGAAAATAATAATATCACAGATACTAATGTAACACATATACACGCGATACATTATTCTACACTCGAAGAAATAACGTGTCGGTTAAATAAGATAGGTGGTATTATTAATAATAATTTACACGAGAATTTAAGAATATTAAAAGATGGTGATGTATATAAACCAACTGGAGAATGGGTTAATGTTAGTTTATTACATTCTATGATAACAGATGTTGAAAATACATCGAGAAAGTCATGGGATCCATTTTACACAAATTATTATTCGTGGAGTTGGGCATTTACAAAGTTATAAATCAACAATTATCTATGTCATACTTAAATCTATGTCATACATAAATCTATGTCATACTTAAAAGTTGGTATTATATTAAACATTTATATGAATGCCTTGCCCGATAATATATATATAAAAATATTAAAATATACATTTCCACTAAATGAAATAAATAATTCAGATATTGGTGATACTATTAATAATATTTTGACTAAAAATGGATATTGTTATAAATGTGGTGAAATTAATAGGTCAATTAATTGTATTTATTGTAATACAATATTATATTATTATTGTAAATCGTGTTTGTTTTGTAAAGGTGATTGTTTATTGTGTTGCGTTGATAGTTATAAGAATAACGGAATGTATAATTATAATATGTAGATTTAATTTTCACTAAATTTAATTTTCACTAAATTTAATTTTCACTAAATTTAATTTTCACTAAATTTAATTTTCACGAAATCTAAATTAAAATCTAATATAATATATAAATGCGCGTTGTATATAATAACCTCTCGGGATGTTTTACATTATGTGATATTGATACTAAAAATAAACCAAAAAATGAAAATCCGGGTGGATTATTAGGTGGAACCGCACCTCAATACACTCCTATTACAAATAATAATGAATTAAAGACGGCTGTTAATATGTATATAGATAATAAGGAAGATGCGATTACGATATATGGACCTATTGAAGACTGGAATACTAGTAATGTAAAGAGTATGATGCGTGTATTCATCGGAAAAGAAACATTCAATGAAGATATTAGTAAATGGAATACTAGTAAAGTTACAAATATGGATCATATGTTTACTAATGCAACATTATTCAATCAAAATATTAGTACTTGGGATACTAGTAAGGTTACAAATATGGATCATATGTTCACTCATGCAACATCATTCAACCAAGATATAGGAAGTTGGAATACTAGTAATGTTCATGTTATGTTTGATATGTTCGGAGAAGCAACATCATTCAATCAAAATATAGGAAGTTGGAATACTAGTAGTGTATATAGTATGACTAATATGTTCAGTCAAGCAACATCATTCAACCAAGATATAGGAAGTTGGAATACTGGTAGTGTGGGTGATATGAATCTAATGTTCTATCAAGCAAAAGCATTCAATCAAGATATTAGTAAATGGAATGTCGACAATGTCGTAATCTATGATTCATTTGGTACAGAATCTCCCTTATGTAAGGGAAGTATGTGTTTAATACCACCTAACTTAAGTAATTCACTCGCTTGTTCTGGAACACAGGCGAAGGCATTTGAGACTAAAACTGATTTTTTAACGGCTATAAAAGCATATAACACTAATCCTTGTGCCAATACAGGATATGGAAATATTGAATATTGGAATACTAGTAAGTTAACAGATATGTCAAGTTTAGGATTTGGACCAGACTTTAATGCAGATATATCAAGGTGGGATACTAGTAAGGTAAAAAGTATGTTTCGTATGTTCAACGAGGCAACCTCATTCAATCAAAATATAGGAAGTTGGAATACTAGTAATGTTACGTCAATGCCGTTTATGTTTCTTTATGCGTCTACATTTAATCAAGATATTAGTAAATGGAATACTAGTAATGTTACGTCAATGCTGTTTATGTTTGGTGGGGTGACATCATTCAATCAAAATATAGGAAGTTGGAATACTAGTAGTGTAATAAATATGAATAATATGTTCTATAAAGCAACGGCATTCAATCAAGATATAAGTAAATGGAATGTCGATAAGGTTACAGACTATAAGTTATTTGCTACAGAATCTCCGTTATGTATTAATAAGTGTTCATTGCCTAAGTATTTTAATAATATAATGGCGTGTAAGGGAGAACAACCGGACGCATTTAATAGTAAACGTATTTTAATGGATAGTATTAACGATTATTATAATAACGCGTCTAATCTGAACTCTTGTAGCTATCAATCATATGGAAATATTGAAGCATGGAATACTAGTCAAATAACGGATATGTCATACTCAATACCGAATACTATATCATTTAATTCTGATATATCAAGATGGGATACTAGTAATGTAACAGATATGTCAACAATGTTCAGGCAAGTAAAATCATTTAATCAAGATATTAGTAACTGGAATATATCTAAAGTCGGGGACAACTATTTAGCATTTGGATACGACTCATCGTTATGTAGTAAAGCAGGTGCTACTTCTAAACCCAATGGTATGAAATCATCCATTGCCTGTAATTTATAATACAATTTATTATATATGATTTATTATATATGCCATCTTCCAATGTACAAAAAGTAATTATTGTTGTGATAATTTGTTTATTATTATCTCATATAATGTCGGTCCATATGTATAATAAACATTCAGCAGACATTGAACAATATAATAATTCACCAACTTTAAATAAAATTAATACAGATTGCGACTGCTATGATAGTATCAGTCGAAAAGATAAACTCTTTACTCCAACAGCCGTTAATATTCCAATTGATAATGCCGTATTTAATACAAAGTATAATATAGAATCGAAGGATAAAATGAAAATAACAGGGAAATATTGTTTCCCCATTGAAAAGTATTTATACGATGGTATATGGGATGGGGTTAAAACGAATATTAACAACCCTTCTAATAAACAAACACTTAAATGGGATATTACTAGAAATAAACAAATTGAAGATATATATTGTGGTGATAAATTATTAATATTACCAGAAAAAAGAATGTTACCCGGTGATGTTATAATGAATAAGTACGATAATTCTTGTAATGTTAATTTCCCAAAACCAGCTAAGTGTCATAAACGAAAATTTGACGATGATATAAAGAAAACAACATTTGATAAACATACTATAAATGGATTATAAATTACAAACATATATAAAGATTATTATATATGTTTAATATAAGAACCATATAAGATATATAACAATATTGTTAGTTTGATACATTCAAAATATTATTAAAATTTTTTATATTTAAAAATATAAAAAATATAAAAAATTTTAATAATATTTTGAATGTACTCAGTCTATGTGGTTCTTAGAAGACTCACAGCATATTTTTTATAAATATAATATAATAAAATTGTCTTCTGGTATCTTTTATCCAGATACACACGCGCGCGGTTAATTATTAGATTAGATAGGTTAAATAGGTTAGTTTCATTTTAAAAAACATAAAAAACATAAAAAACATAAAAAACATAAAAAACATAAAAAACATAAAAAACATAAAAAACATAAAAAACATAAAAAACATAAAAAACATAAAAAACATTTTAAAAACATTTAAAAAACATTTTAAAAACATTAAAAAACATTTTAAAAACATATAAGAGACTTACAGCATTAATTATACAATTTTGTCTTTAATTTTGTCTTTTGAATATGTTAATTATATATATATTATATAATTAACAACACCCCCCGAATGTGTCTTATAAAATATTATATTATATTTTCATAATATATATGAAATATATTCCGAATGAAACATTTGATGTTAACAATTTAACGTGTGTAAACCTAGACACAAACAATAAAGTTATATTCAAGTGTATTTTTATATCGGATTATAAGTTTGAGATTCAGCTTATGAATCTAGATTATTATAAGAAAAATAATTCTATATTTTCTTTTAAGTATTTCCAAAATAGTGGGGATATATGTATTTCTAATGGAACGATTTCAATTCCATTAGAAAATAACAATCCTGATAACAATCCTGATAACAATCCTGATAATATAAAAGTATTATTTAATGATAATAAATATAATGACTTATACAAACTTAAGTATAATGTATCAAATAATTTATTAAGTATTTCGGTTATGTATATTAATACATCAGATATTATTAAAGAAGATGTTTTTATTAAATATTATGACAAATCATTCGAAATATTTAAATTTGATATTAAAAATTTCACGAATGAAATTTACTCAACTGAAATAACAACTTCTTTTAAACTTTATAAATCAGAGGGTATTCGTGATAATACTATTACCGGGTTAATCCCTAAAACGATTATACAAACATATAATACTAGACACGTAAATATACATATATATAATGCTACTAGGACATGGACTTTATTAAATCCTAATTATAAATATATCATATTCGATAATGAAGAATGTAGAACATTTATTAAAAATAATTTTCAACCCATTGTTCTTAGAACATTTGATGGATTAATACCAGGTGCGTTTAAAGCAGACTTATTTAGGTATTGTTATTTATACAAGAAGGGGGGTGTTTATTCAGATATAGATAATATGTGTTTAGTTCCAATGGATAGTATTATAAATAAAACAGATTCGTTTTTGTCTGTTAAAGACAGACCTCATTCGACTATATTCAACTCATTTATAGCAACAAAGCCGGATAATCCTGTTTTACACGAATGTATTCAAAAAATTGTTTATAATGTAACACATCGTGTTTATTATGATTCATCGGATAGTCTAATGGATGCGTTAACTTATACGGGTCCCAGATGTCTAGGAATTTCTTTAAATAAATATCTAAATCGGAATTTAAATAGTGATTTCTCTGAAGGGATACATACAATTAACAACATAGCATTTACATTATTTATTAATAATAAAAATTCTTTTATAACATTTAATAATAAAAGACTTATTAAAATTAAATATGAAGGATACAAATCCCATAGTAATTATTGGAAATTAGCAACACAACATAAAATTTATAAATAACTTTATAAAGTTATAACTTTATTATCTATATATAATATATAAATGTTTGGTGGATTAAAAAAAACAGACGATGAGTTTAAAAATACGTGCTTTCGTTCTTACAAATTGGCTAAACCTCTTATTAAATATAGGAATTTTAAAGGTCAGAAAAAAGAAGTATCTGATAAATTTGGAAGTGCTACTATTAGACCTTCCCAGTTCCCATCTGACGCTATAAAAAGATTACTCCGTTCAATTCTAACAAGTCGTCACCTAGAACATAATGCTAATATTACAAATGATGTTCACTTTGAGGTGATAGAAAGAGTCCCAATAGATGCGAATGGCAAACCGACCGATAAAAAATCTGAGAAGAAAGGTATTCGTAAATATATATATTCATATAAAGGACGCGGTGTTAAGGCAACTAAACAGCGATTTATTAAAATGAAGAATGGGCGTGTTAAACCAATTAAAACATTATTTGCGTCTGTTAAACTTATTCGAGTTGCTCCTAAAACCAGATTTACCAAAACCAATGTTGAACGAAATATTCATAAAATAGTTAATAAAAAAAAGATTATAAATAAGAATTTAAATAAGAATCTTGTTAATGTTGTTTCAAATACTAAAACTTCGAACAATAATGGTAATAACAATAACAAGAATGGTAATAACAATAACATGAATGGTAATAACAAGAACAATAATGGTAATAACAATAACAAGAATGGTAATAACAATAACAAGAATGGTAATAACAAGAATAATAATGGTAATAATGGTAATAACAAGAATAATAATGGTAATAACAAGAATAATAATAATAATGGTAATAACAAGAATAATAACAAGAATGGTAATAATAATTCAAGTAATGGTAAGTAATTATTTCATACTTCCAAACCATTTAGTAATCTCCTGTGTTCCTTTTTTCAGGTTTGTATCTTTCCTAATAATCGCCTCTGTAATACTTTTAGAGTTCGGAACAACCAGCTCAAATATTTGCATAACAGGTTTTTCAATCTGATGATCCAAATAATATCTATAATCAATTTTGATATTATTTTCCCTGATATAGTCGGGTGTTTCTAGAATATCTCCCTGTAGAATTTTAGTTGTAAGTGGTTTCTTACACTTATCATTTGATTCTCTTCCGAATTTATCTTTCTTAATTCGATGTTTCGTAAAACATTTATCGCAATATCGCCCCTTACAGGTCATACATTTCTTAATCTCACATTCAGCAACGGGCGTCTTACAATATCTACATTTAATTTTACACTCTTTCCTATGATTATGTAAGTGTGTCGAACAAAACAAATCCATACAATCAATACATTTACATTGTGCTGGGTTAACCTTCTTCGCGCATATCTTACATTTTAGACTAGACTCGGCAATATAACAATATGGAATGCGATCATTTGATGTCGGTTTATTACCCGGATCACGCTCGCCCATTCTATCAGCAAGAACTTTATGAGCTATTTGATTCGGGTTTGCGTATTCAGCGCGGATTGTCTTAGAAATAACTAATTTCATAATATCCACCTTTCCTTCAAGAAGATTATTAATCTCTTCTTTATAGTATTTAATCGCGTCATCAATATTCTTCTTATTCAAGATAATATCAATAACACCCGCATAAATATCCTTTACTATAGGGGCGTTATCACGTCGTTTAAGAACAATTCCCATACTTGTTTGTGTATAATGGTCAATATCTTCTTCATATTTATTTCCGAAATATCGCTTCTTAGAGAAAATACAGAAAGGCCAGAAGACCTTTTCATATTCCAAGTCCTGCGGTTTCTTCAATTTACTCGTTACAGCCAATCCAGCCTCTTTTCCAACATCAATCGTCTTCTGTAGCATCTCTTTATCTGTTAGGTCTTTCCCATATTTATCTTTAATATAACCAGTGAAATCAACGAAGATGGAATCTGTATCCCCATATACCAATTTACTCCCCTTAAATTCATCCAATGTAACATCCCGTGCTGTTTCAACCATCTTCCTACCAGTAGCCGTTGTACTCGCCGCCAATTCCTTCAAGCAAATACTAGAAGTAGACGCACCAACTTGCCCATATAGACTATTACAAGTTACCTTATATGCCAATTGAAGACCATCCAGAACTGCCTTTTCAAAATCATTAAATCGGTCTTTAATATCAGGGTCCTTCATATCATAATTATTCACTTCAATAATCGCATTTGTATCCACATTAAGCAACTCATATCCTGTTGCGGTTTTAGATAATAGACCCTCTACCATCTTACCAGATTTAAGTGTAATCTGTTTGTATTTCATCTTCTTGCGTGTATCTTTACGTGCTTTCAATAGATGTGTCAAGATTCTAGGTAAAACCGCTTTCTCACCGGATTTCTTTTCAGCAAAGCGACATATCTTATAACCCGTTTTCTGTTTCTCTTCTTTACCCTCTGGCCCAACCAGTTTAAATACATCATATTCAATTTCGTTATAGTTGTAATCTTCTAGATTATTATATTCCTTGTTACAAACATCAGATAATAGATTGTTCTCCAAGTCATATTCCCTATAACCAACCAACGAATCGTGTGAAATATTCTCCGAAATCATTGAAGATGGATAAAGCGCGGCATAATCCATAACAGCAATTGGTTCGAAATAAACGCCGGGTTTAGGAGGAAACACAATAGCACCCTCATATGAATCGGCGTCAATATTATCTTTATCCAAATCAATTACTAGAAAATCTTCACCACGACATTTCTGTGCTACTAGACTGAAAATCTTAATACCCTGTCCCCTTAAGAATAGATAAGAGAATGGAATGAGACATACATTACCCATTCCTAGATTATTAGCAACCACTTCCAATTTCATAATGAGATGATTAACCAGCTCACAATCCTTAATACAATATACCGCAATCTCACGAATTTTATCAGGTGTTCCCTCGTGATAATTCGCAAATAGTTGTTTAGGTGACAAATCCACCTTATTCAATCCCATAAATTTATTGGCTACAGCATCTAATTTATAACTATCCAAATTGAAATCCTTCTGAACCAGTTTAAGTAAATCAATCTGGACGACACCTTCCATATTGATATATTTGAGAAAATTATCACCCAAAGCAGCGGAACTCAGTTTCTTTTCAATGAATCGTGCTGGTTTATCCAAATTACGGGAAAGCATTTCCAATAGTGTTGCTGAATAATCACCCTTCTCTTTATTAAATACACATCTTGCCCTGTCATAAATATAACTGAAATCAAAACCCCAGATGTTATAACCTGTCATAATATCCGGGTCAGTCGCCTGAATCAATTTCGCCCAAGCAATGAGAACCTCTTTCTCTGTATTATATGATTCCTGAATGATATTCTCTCCTTCTTCGATTTTACCGCAATCCTTGAGTGTTATAATGTGTTTAATATGACATTCTTGGCTACCATATCTATGGAATGTTGTGCCGATTTGAATGATTTCGTCCGATTTTCTAGATGCGCTTGGGAATGAACCATCGCAACTAGTACACTCAATATCAAACGAAGCCACTAATAGTGGGGCAATACTTGTTTTTTCTATAGGACGAATCTGAGTATGGTCGCACGTAATATCAACATTACATCTTGTTTGGGCGGGAACATTTCTATCACAATATCTCTTTTTAATCTTAACCCAACTACAGGGTTTAATATCGGCTTCGTGGAAGAATCTCAGCATAGGGTCAATGCTCGCTTCATATATCTTTTTACTAAAATCAATTCTGGTATTTAATGCTGTTAATGTTAGTTTCTGTTTAAAGACTTTTTGATATTCATAGAAAGCTGATTTATTGTGGAATACGAGTTTGACGAAATTGAAATACTTATTATTTGTGAAATAGTAGAAATCTTTTCTCTTGACCAATTCGCATTTATAAAGACTCGCATTATGTTTCCGCCGTTGATATGAATTCTGTCCGACATTACTGCGGATTTCCTTCTCAAATATTTCAATGTGTGTTTTAGTCCATTTGTCGGGGACTTTCACGAAGAAATACGGCTTGAAATTCTTGATATTAACACTGACGGAATGACCCTCCATATCAACACCATATGCTTTAATATTATATTTCCACGTTTTATTTCTCTGCATTAGAAGTTTTTCTTCTTCATCTGAATTTGAATCCGAATCTTCCGTGTCTGGGGCATCATATGCTACCCAGTCAATAACTTGGAACTCCAAGTCATTATATGAAGGTTTCATTTGGTTTCTGAAAAGTGGTTGAGACATTATAGTATAGTAATTACAAATTATATTTAAATCAATTTTTAATTAGTTTGTTTAGCGGTTAGTTTAGTGGTTTGTTGTTTTATATTATTTTTATATAATATAATAGTAATGACGATAAGATGGTTAGAAATTGCGATGAAATTGAAAGAGGGTCCTAGTGATGATAATGTTATAAAAAAAATTATAGAAGAGTATAAACCTTCTATTGTAGATGAAGTTGTAGTGGTAGATGATATATATGTAATGTCGTATAATTTAAATTGGGAAAGTATGTTACCTATGGCACACAGTAATTTAAGACAACAATGTAAAAATAAAGATATAAATGGAGTAAATAGATGTTTATATAATATGTCACAAATAATAAAAGGCAATGGCAATTCGTGGAATTCCCCAAAATATACCCACCCAGAAACATTTGATTTTATAGCAACCCAAGAATCTACTTTATATTTTGGGGAATTACAAAATCTGATCGGAGATAAATATGATGTTGTTTCGACATATATAACTCGACGAAATAAGACTCAAATACACATTGTAACATTTTATGATAAGACTAAATATAAAAATATATTTCATAAGGGGTTTGGGACAAAGGGTCGTCCAAAACACATTATTTTGTTTGAAAATAAGATAACGAAGGCATTATATTTATTTATAAATTTACATAATGAACATAAACATGGACCCGATTTACAAAAAGAAATAAATGATGCGATTAATGGAATAAATGATGCTGTTTTTACAAATAAAAAAAGTGATATTAAAAATATAATAGTCGCGGGGGATTTCAATGATGAAGGGCGAGAATATTTTAATAGTTTATCTGTATTGGATAAAAAAGTTATATATAACAATACGCTACCAAATACTTGTTGTTATAATCCAACCACAGGGACAGGACAGATTTCAAAAATTGGTGATTATGTTTTATCAACAATGAATATAACTGAAATGTATGTGCCTTTATCTACAGAATGGAGCAATCCTTCTAAATATCCAGCATCAGACCATTTACCTGTTGTTGCTGTAATAAAACAATCATAATAATTAATATTAATTTATATTATTAATTTATATTATTAATTTATATTATTAGTTTAATAATGATTGGTTTTTTGGATATTGCGATTAAGTTAAAAGAAAGTGGTGGGGATCCTAGTCGTGTTATAGCTAAAATGAAACAAATTAAAGTATATGTTGAATCTAAAAAAGAAGATTTTACAATAGAAGATATAGATAAAAAAACTATTCTAACAGATAATAATTTTCAGGTTGTAATGGAATGGTTAAATACAGAAGGAGTTCCACTAGAAATAACAACTAAAGTAGATAAAAGTGGATTTAATGGGGCACAAGCAGGATGGTTATTACGTATTTTTAAAAAATCATTTATAGATGGTCATAATGCTTCAGGCACTAGTAAATTGAAACCAAATATACCAGTATCTATTAGTACGTATGGTAATTTGAATCAATATTTTGAATCATATCTTTATTTTTCGAATTCGAGTAGTCCTGATGATGAAACTTTATTACTATTTAAAGATCAAGTATGTTCAGATCAAGATCACTCTAAATGTAATCGGTTGAAGGAGTTTGAGAGTGATTATAAGATTAATGATGCTCACGCCATCAAAGTAGCAGGTGATGGTAATTGTGGTTATCATAGTTTAATATATCCAATGTTAAGACATCATATTTTAGGTGACATAGATTCATTTAGACGTATGTGTACGGCTGAATTTGAAGAGTCGAAAAAAGATACATACCCTGATATATGTAAAAATGCTGATATTCGGAATCCATTTTTACATATACTTGGCGAAATTAAGAAAGATACCGCAGATAAAGATAAAAAACTAAGAGATTTCTTACAAAAAAGAGGTAACAATTGGAATAATGAGAATTTAGAAGAATCTTGTATTAAATATTTGAGAAAATATACAGCACGTTATTTTTTTAAGAAAACATACACTGACGAAGGCAAAACTATCGATGATTTTAAAAAAGATAAATGGGTCGTAGATGTAGAAAATGACGTAGAAAAGAAGGAATCAGTATCTGATATATGGAATCGTAATTTTATTCAAATGACAAGGTCTGTTTCACCAGATGAATTAGTAGTATTAAAAAAATTCTTTAATCTCCCTATTGGGATTATATACATTGGAACTGAGCGTAAGGGAGTTGATGTATTTAGACCGGAAAAAGATGGCGCAGATCATTATAAAACTATAACGGCGGCACACGGCACTGGGTGTAATATTTTCGCATTTTTCTCAGGGGGTCATTATGACATGTATTATATAGAAAATAATTAGTTATTAATTTGTAAATAAAATGTTTGTTATTATTATAATATGTCTAAACCTACTCCGAGAATATTGAAGTTTATACATGGAAAAAAGTCTTTTTTTGTTTCTTTTAATTATATACAGGGTGTTGGTATTCAGGGTGGCGATAAACTTGGGACGTTTAATAAAGACAACCATATATATACTTCAGCTTTTGATAACAAAACCCATCAATTTCACGTGAATGATGACAACGATATGTGTGATGATGTGTATGTGTTATGGTGTTTATTATCTGAATTCATACATACTCGCAATCTATCACTAGAAGAGACGGGCGCTGAGTATAATAAGATTGAAATGTATATTCATAATATTGGGAATATTATTAATATTAATTTAAATCTTATTATACTCAGCGCCCGTTCCGGTGAGGAAATAAAGAATGTTATTACTGACGAAATAATTGATGGTAAAATTAATAGCAGTAATGCTACATTTGGGGACTTCAAATGTAATGAAATTGATTTGGAGAACATTGATAGTCCTAATACAGCATATGGTATATCACATAGTAAAAAAATGTTTATGAAAAAAGACGATCGAGGTGGAGGTGGAGGTGGAGACGAAAGTGGAGACGATACGGAAGGTAACGAGTACGAGAGGAGTGTGTATAGTTCCGCTAGGGTAAAAAAACAAACGCAAGCACAAGCACAAGCACAAGTACTAGCACAAGCACAAGCACGAGAACAAGCACAAGCAACAGCAGAAGCACAAGCAGAAGCACAAGCACAAGCACAAGCACAAGTACAAGCACAAGTACAAGCACACGCAGACATAGAAGATGATAAAAGAACTATAAATGAGTTTAAAGAAAATAAAAATATGAAGAAATTAAGACAGATGGAAATAGGTAATTTAGAGTTAAAAACAAATGAAGGACGCGGTATATGGAATGATATAATAAAACATATATCAGAAGTAAAACCGCCTCCTAGAGGTCAACAAACAAACACGGGAACGATTCAGGCTCAATTAAACAGAATAATTAATAAAACGTCAGGCGGAAACCCTTCCCATATTCATACAGGGCAACGGGGTGGGCGGTTTGTTATGGTCGGTGGGAGGAAGCGGTATTTGAGGAAGTAGATTGTTTATATTATCATTATATTATATTTGTATATAATATATGAAAAAATTCGGCACAAGGGAAGAAGTTATAAATAGTTTGTCAAAACAGACCAGAGGAGGCTTAACCAAGCGATTTCTTAAATACAATGCGGAGGGCAAAATCATTAGTGTAAGACGGCGAAAACAAAGGGGGGGTGTGGGGGAGGGTTCTAATCCTTATTCTAACTCAATATATGTTTCCGCAAATAAAAGTGAAAGATATAGTAGTTTAATGTCTAGTCAAAATACGAATCGAATACATAAAGTCGCAACAACTGAAGAATGTATTATATTTTATCAAAATGGTAAAAATAGATATTACTTTGGCAATGTGGTAAGTATAGATAGTAGTTCAGATTATTTGGCAGCAACCATTTCCTATGCCATATATTTAAAAATGTTGGTTAAAGTAATTCAGCATTCTACAACTAATGAAAGTCAAGAAAATATGTTTGTTGTATTTTCCAATTATAGTATATCACCAAAACCATCCCACGATATATATTATTTAACAAATCTGTTAATATGTAAAAATGCGCATACATTCCTTTCGACGCTTGATTTGTGTATTAATAGTCAAATTCAAAAGAATACCACATATGAATTTAATATATTTAATAGTGAATTAACATTTTTAATAAATCGAAATATTACAATACCAAGAAATGCTAGATCACCATATCTTAGTTGTTATACACAATTTACAAATACAGATGAAATTAATAAATCCATACAAGAAGCAGTCGAAGAATTACAATCATCAAAAGGCGGAAACCCTTCCTCTATTCAAACAGGTAAACGGGGTGGGCGGTTTGTTATGGTTGGTGGGAGACGGCGGTATTTGAGGAAGTAGATTATTTTAACATAAAGCGGTTATAATATATATATGTAATATATTATGAATAGTAATTTGAAAGAAGATTTGAGCAACAATGTTGTTAATTACGTGCGTTGTGATAATGAAATCGCGCAATATAAAGAGGAAATTAGTTTGATAAAGGATAAGATGAACGCCATTATTGAACGGAGGGACAGGTATGAGGAGGGGCTTATTAGGATTATCGAGGACAATAATCTAGAAAAAAAGGACATCGTTATTTCGGATGGCAAGATTAAATACACCCAGTCAAAAACCGCCGCACCAGTAACTAAGAAACATATTGAGAAATGCTTGAAGGACTTTTTCAAGAATAAAGGAGACGCAGAGAAATTACTTGAAAATATATATGGAAATCGAGAGGTTAATGTTAAAACAAGTATTAAGAGGTATAATAAATAAAATTAAATGTTTGTATATATTAATATGGCAGAGACAAAACTTGGTTTTTTGGAAATAGCTAAGAAGTTAGTACAACCGAGTGTATCAAATGATCTAGGATTAATGGATGAGTTTTTATTTCAAAGTAATGATATCCATTCAAGATTAGATGGTGAAGATATAACAAATCTTAGAATAGATCATATTAATCAGGATGGATTTAATGTTAGAGTATCGTTTGTATCTGAAGATGCTATTATTGTATTAAAATGTGTATATACTGAAATATCAATATGTAAAAAGAATAGAATACGAATAAAAATTGGCAAATCTCCATTTATATTTAGTGTTCCTGAAGATTTAATTAATGAAATAAGACCATTTGTGAAATCTAAAGATTCAACTTGTAGTGATACAAGTGCAAAAATAAGAGAGATTGAACCAATTATGGAAGGAATTATGGGATATAATAAAGATACTGAAAAAGAAAAGTTATTGAGTACTTTTCGTATGCCAGTCCATGCTCTAGAAAATTTGATTGAAAAGGGATTTGAATATGGCGATGAAAGATATTATGTTTCTGAAAATATATTTGGTTTTACATTAGGGTCTCTTGACAATGATTTGTTCAAAATAAAACCAACTTTGCATCGTGCTAATATAATATATGATATATTTAAATATAAATTAGAAAATCTAGCTCAGTATGATGATATACTTCGAATATTATATAATGGCGAATTCTTATATAAACGTTATTTTAAATTACCATATTCAGGTCGAGAGAAAAGAACATTAGATATAAAATCTTTAGTCGATGGTCTTACTACTCTCGTTTCTTCAGATAATTCTGCACAGGAAGTAAATGAAGCACAAAAAGTACTCGAAGCAGCAGAGACAGCACAAGCAGCAGCACAAGCAGCAGGAGCAGCACAAGCAGAACGAGCAGCAGCACAACTAGCAGTATATGACGCACAGACAGCATTACAACAAGCACTAGCATTTGCACTAGCATTTGCACAAAAATACAAATTAAGACATTTTATAAGTGAAGCATCGATAAAAAA